TCAGACGATCACGCCCTGGCTGCGCAGGTAGTCGTCGTAGCTGCCGCTGAAGTCGGTCACGCCGTTCTCGCCCAGCTCGATGATGCGGGTAGCCAGCGAGGAAACGAATTCGCGGTCGTGGCTGACGAAGATCAGCGTGCCCGGATAGTTGTCCAGCGCCAGGTTCAGCGCCTCGATGGACTCCATGTCCAGGTGGTTGGTCGGCTCGTCCATCACCAGCACGTTGGGACGCTTGAGGATCAGCCGGCCGAACAGCATGCGGCCCTGCTCGCCGCCGGAGATCACTTTCACCGACTTCTTGATCTCGTCGTTGGAGAACAGCATGCGGCCGAGGGTGCCGCGCACCAGTTGTTCGCCGCCCTGGGTCCACTGGGCCATCCAGTCGAACAGGCTCATGTCGTCGGCGAAGTCGTCGGCATGGTCCTGGGCGAAATAGCCGACGTCGGCGCTGTCGGTCCATTTCACCTCGCCGCCGTCCACCGGCAGGTCGCCGACCAGGCAGCGCAGCAGGGTGGTCTTGCCGATGCCGTTGGGGCCGATGATGGCGACGCGCTCGCCGGCCTCGACCTGCAGGCTCAGGCCCTTGAACAGCGGCTTGCCGTCATAGCCCTTGCTGATGTTTTCCACGGTCACCGCCTGGCGGTGCAGCTTCTTGTATTGCTCGAAGCGGATGAACGGGCTGACCCGGCTGGACGGCTTGACCTCTTCCAGCTGGATCTTGTCGATCTGCCGGGCGCGGCTGGTGGCCTGCTTGGCCTTGGAGGCGTTGGCCGAGAAGCGGCTGACGAAGGATTGCAGCTCGGCGATCTGCGCCTTCTTCTTGGCGTTGTCCGACAGCAGGCGCTCGCGGGCCTGTTCGGCGGCGGTCATGTACTCGTCGTAGTTGCCCGGGAACAGGCGCAGCTCGCCGTAGTCCAGGTCGGCCATGTGGGTGCAGACGCTGTTCAGGAAGTGGCGATCGTGGGAAATGATGATCATGGTGCTGTTGCGCGCGGTGAGCACGCCTTCCAGCCAGCGGATGGTGTTGATGTCCAGGTGGTTGGTCGGTTCGTCGAGCAGCAGCACGTCCGGGTCCGAGAACAGCGCCTGGGCCAGCAGCACGCGCAGCTTCCAGCCGGGGGCGACGGCGCTCATCGGGCCGAAGTGCTGCTCCAGCGGGATGCCCAGGCCGAGCAGCAGCTCGCCGGCGCGGGACTCGGCGGTGTAGCCGTCGAACTCGGCGAACTGGACTTCCAGCTCGGCCACCGCCATGCCATCTGCCTCGCTCATTTCCGGCAGCGAGTAGATGCGGTCGCGCTCGGCCTTCACCGCCCAGAGTTCCTCGTGGCCCATGATCACCGTATCGATGACGCTGAAGTCCTCGTAGGCGAACTGGTCCTGGCGCAGCTTGCCCAGGCGCACGTTGGGTTCCAGCATGACCTGGCCGGCGCTCGGCTCCAGGTCGTTGCCGAGGATCTTCATGAAGGTCGACTTGCCGCAACCGTTGGCGCCGATCAGGCCGTAGCGGTTGCCGTTGCCGAACTTGACGGAAACGTTCTCGAACAGCGGCTTGGCGCCGAACTGCATGGTGATGTTAGCTGTAGATATCAAGGCATTGTCCTGCGGGGCTTTGCGGGATGGTTACGCGCCTTCCTCTGCTTCCTGTACCAATTCCGTACCAGTTTTAACCCTGGTCTGTAGCTTCTCCAGCTCGCTCCAATCCGAGGCGGAGTTCAGCCACTTGGCATAGGTCGATAGCAGCATCTGCACGCTGTGGCCTAGCTGCCCAGCGATAAACGCAGGGTTCATGCCGGCCATCAGGCACATGGTCGCGTATGTGTGGCGGGTGTCGTACTGCCGGCGCCTTCGGATGGATAGAGCATCCAGCGCGGCGTGGAAGTGCTTTATGGTAACACTTGGCTCCTTGATCCACAGCCCGCCCTTGCTCGGGGGGAACACGAATGGGCTTACTGCGAACTCGGAGACGGAGGCGAAGCGCTTCAGCCGAGCAATCCGCTTTGCCTCTGCCAGGGCATTCAAGGCGCGCTCATTGAGCAGCACGTCGCGCTCATGCTTGGTCTTTACGCGCTCTTCGATTCCGCGATCTATGACGATCCGGCACACATGGATGCGCCTGGCCTCTTCGTCTACCTCGTCCCATCTGAGGGCGAAAGCTTCCCCAGGCCGCAACCCTGTGAAGAACAGAAACTCGTACAGCGCGGCGTAGATCCTTGAGTACTTCCCAAGGGTCGCGTAAAGGTGCTGGATGATGCGCTCTGCCTCGTCCCGGGTGAATGGATCCACCAGTTTCTTAGACACCCGGGGCTTTTCAAGAGGCGCCATCGGATTCTTCTTGATCAGCCCGTCCTTCACAGCGGAATCTAGGATCGTAGACAGCTTGAACATCGCGTTCCGCTTCACGCCTGGCGACGTCCACTCGATGCTGCTGATGATTCGGCGCAAGAGGGTAGGGGTGATCTGGTCCAGCCGGGCTACTGCTAGATGCGGCATCCAGTATTGGTTGAGGATACTCTTGTAGTTCTTGCGGGTGCCAAGCACGATCTCTCGGCTGTCTAGCCAGAGTTGCGCATGCTCACCGAACAGAGGGATTTGGCTGCTGACCGATTCCGCAATCGCAGAACCTGGGAAGAACTCTGCATACTTGGCTTCGTCCATGACGCCAAGCTTGATTGCCTGGACTACCTGATCTCTAAGACCGGATGCAGTCTTAATCCCTTTTTGCGTCGCGGGATAGGGGAGTGTTTCGCACTTCCTTGTTCCGTTCCACATGAAGCGGATACGGATAGAGTTGCCGATGACTTCCACCCCGGTGGGCATACCCAAAGGCTTTCGAGCCATTCGTCGTATCTCCGTCGACTGTAGATTATCTTCCCGTTGACCTTGTTCCAGACGCCTTCCGGAATCTGCCGTTTTGATCTGCGGGTTTGCAGGGCGCGGTAGGTTATCCCAAGCAGTGCCGCCATCACCTGCTCGGGCACCTTGTCTTCGTACTCGACTTTCTCTGCGGTACTCATAGGCAATACCTCTCCACCCCAGCTATTGCCGGGGAGGGCATGATGGTAGGATTTGTTGCCCAGCCGGGTTAGCTCAGGGAGAGCTAGTGGCGCCCGGCTGGGTTATTGACTTGCCGATCTCGGCGGCGGCCTCGGTGATTGCCAGCCTGGTTGCTGCCATCTCGCCTAGCTTGTCCCAATAGATCGCGCAGTATTCATGGCCTGCTGAGTTCGATACCAGGGTTCGTTGGTTTTCTCGGTCTGGGGTTACTACGAGTCCGCGCGTAACAGCCAGGCGCAGCGCGTCGCCGTCGTCGGTGAGCGGGTTCCAGTTAAATCGGTGGCCTTCATTCTTCCTACTGACCTGAAGGCCTTCTCCTTCGCCGAAGAACCAGTGCGAGCGTAAACCCGCCGCCCGCGCCGCCAGTTCGAGTAGTTCGCGGTCGTTCATTGCTTGGCTCCTTCTAGGGCTGCGTCGATTGCAGCGTCTAGGTGCTCCAGGTTGAGTACGATGTTCTCCGGGGTCATCCCGGCGAATACGCCGCCTTGTCTGATCGTTTCGAGGTCTCGCTCTCGCAGCCACCGGTAGCGCGCGGCGTCCTTCGCCATGCGCCGAATCTGCTCTGGAATGCTGACATTGCCGCCGTCTGGAGGGTCCATGTAGTAAGTACCGGGCAGAACGCTTGCGCACTCCTTCAAGTCCTGCGCCAACCACTCGCAGTGTTTCTGCGTGTCCTTGTGGGCGCAGTTCTCCGCCTTGAGCCTGTCCCGTTCTTTCCTGGCATCATCGCGTGCTTGGCAGAGCCCCCTAAGTTCGGAACTATCGCGGCCATGCTGAGCAAGCAAGCCGTCGATCTCGTCCAGCAGGGCGAGGATGGCTTGGGGGTTGGCGGCGGCGACCCATTGACCAAGCTCATCATCATGCTCGTCGAACGCCGAGTAATCGCTGATGCGCACGTCGATGAAGTCGCTGTATTCGCCGTCTTCGCCCACAGCTCCAACCGTCACGGCTGAAGCGCTGTGCCTGTGGCACTCCCAGGGCTGCTGATAGGCCGGAGCCAGCTTCTCCGCCAGCTCCGCCAGCTCCTTCAGCTTGTTGGTGTCGGTCATGGCTTCGCCTCTTCTGGCTCGTATTGCAGTTCCCATGTTGGGTGAAATGGCATCGTGTGCTTCATGCCATCCAACTGGATATTCAAGCGGCAGTCCCGCGCGCTGCGTATGGTGCCGTACTCCTTCTTTCCGCAGCCGGTGTACAGAACGCGCATTCCGCGCCTCGCTGGCACGCCGTACCACTTGCGGGTGCGCTCCATGTTTCCGCTCATTTCGCCACCTCTATTCCGGCTTGCTGGAGGGCTTCTTTCACGCGCTCAAGGCAGTCGTTGAAGCCGGAAGATCTTGGGTTCTCATCGTCTCCGGTCCAGTTCAACGGATCGCGACGATCCGGCAACTCCACCCTCAGAGCCGCGCGGCTGGCTTGCCAGGCTTTCCATCGTTTGGCGCACTGGCCGTCTTGTTGCGGATCATCTTCAACTGCGATGACGTAACCGAACTCAGCGTGGTGCCACGCTTCAAACTCTTCTCTCATGTCAGGCACGGTCAGTCCCTCACTTCAATTCCGCCTTCGCGCAGCGCCTTTACAATCTCTGCGCGCTCTCGCTGTTGAGCCTTGACATCAACGACGCCACGGCCATTGCAAACGCGACACCAGCGCCGCTCTAGGTCATAGCCTCGGCAATAGGGGCACGGCTTCAACTCTTGCTCCATCTGCTCAACTCCTGTCCTTTCTGTTCTGTCTGCTCGTATAGGTTCTGGAAGTCCCCGACTATCCGGAAGATGCCGAAGACAATCAGCGCGATGACCAGCAGCGCGACCAGGGTTTCGTTTTCGTTGTCCACGGTTGGTCCTCCGGGATCGGATGCGTTGGTTTCGTTGTTGGGTGTCGATGCCGGAATCCCGGCATCGCAGCAGAATCAATGACTTACGATCGAATTAGCTGGCGGGCAGGCCGGCCTGCAAGGTGTGCGGTTAAGGGGAAGGGTTAGGGGTTGAGGCCGGCGGAGTTCAGAATTGCAATGGCCTCGTGGTTCACGTCAGATCCATCCGCAACGACGCTGCTGATGGAGATTCGCGCACAGCCGAACTGATCATCTTCCCGTACAAAGCCAAGGCTGTTGAACAGGTAGAGCGCCTTCTGTACACCGGATACATCCTGATGCGGGCCATCCTTCAGAGTGGGATTGCCGTGCACGTCCAGCTTCACAAGCCAGTATTGGTCACTCATGCTCCTTCTCCTCGCCGAGCAGGGCGCGGAGTTCGATCAACGCCGAGTCGCGATCCCGCCGCCAACTCATCTCGTCGTCCATACAGCACGTGGCTGGCTGTTCCGCGCAGACACGCCGCAACAGCCCCTCGCTGACCACCACATGGCCCTCGGGAATAACTGCCAACTCCCTAACTTCATAGCCTGGCCAGGCCTGAGGGTCTGCTCTGACCATGTCGTGGTGCTCCTTGGAGCAGGGGTGCCAATCTCCCGGATGGCTTGTGAAGAACGAGTAGTACCGCTTCACCTCACTCATGGTTCAGTCCTCCGGATACAGGTCGTACTTGCGGCAGATGGCATCCATTTCCGGGCGGGCGCGGAAAATCCAGAACTCCCCACCATCGACACTCACCTGATAGATGTACTTTGTTCCCGGAAGGATCTTCCCTCGGTCGGATCGAACGGCCTCAACGATTAGCCAGTCATCCGCACCAACGTCTTGCCTTCCGAAGCCGGCACGGTCGAACCAGTAATAGGCATCACACTGATAGTGCTTCCGGGCCGTCCGAAGTTCGTCGCGTAACAGTTGCATCACACCCCCTCCTTGCCGGGCGCGGCGGCGATAGCTGAGTCAATCGCAGCATCTACCCACGAAAGGTTTTTGAACCTGCTGGACATGCCGGCTGTGCAGCTACTGATTCCGGCGTCACTGTTCTCGGTCGAGAAGGAGAAGTAGAACTGCTGGTCACGAAGCCAGCGATACCTCTGAGCATCACGCATGATATCCCCCGGCACGCTGTGCTGAGCCTGGGCGCTATCTTCGGAGGCCTTCACGCATGACTTGATCGACGCCAGCAGATATGACCATGCGAAACCGCGCTCTTGGTTCGGACGCAAACCGAGCGCACGTGCCACGTCATCGCGACACTGTTTGTCCAGGTCGTGGAGTTGCTGAGCCTGGGCGACCGGGGCGGCGTAGAACTTCGTGCCCGGCTGCATGTCTTGCAGGTCGCGATGGAAATCAAGGCTGTTCCAGTCTTCACCCGGCACCTTCGCAACGGTCGCCACCGGCTCCTGCCTCTCAAGTTCCCCGATCCACTTAATCATCCGGATAACTTCATAGGCGGTCTGATCCTCGATCACGCTACAGCCTTCGTACATGAGGATTGGCCGTCCGCAGGATGTATCGACTGTCCAGGAACCTGCGCTTTTCTGCTCAAGCTCCGCGACCCTGGCCAGGGCGGCGTCGCGCTCCGCCGTGCGGCCCGAAACCAGACCATCAAGACGAGCAATTTCCGCTTCCCGTTCTCTGATTTCGTTCTGTAATGCCCGGTACGTTTCCTGCCCAGCATCCATGTAATCGTTCTTGTGCTGACGGAGTTGGGTGATCTCCGCCCGTAGCCCTCCAACGATGCTCTCGTGCTGTGCGATAAACTTCCCATCTTCAAACGCAGTAGCCAATTGGGCCGCTACCCGCTTGCACTGCTTCAGGTGGCCGACGAAGAGTTCACGCGTTCCATCCCCCGCACGTACGCAGTATGGCCAGAACCCCTGCCCAGTTTTTTCTACGCGGTATCGCTCAAGCCCGAACACCTCCGGCCGCTCCGCCTCTGCCTGCTCGGCCACATCCGCAACGAAGAACCCGCAATGCCGGCACTCGCGACCGGTTTTGGTCTCGCCGTTGTCGTTCCACCACACGCCAGCGAAGTCGTGCCGGCAGCTCTGTTCGTTGGTGCCGAAGCGGTGTTGCGTACCGCGCTCTGGGAGCTCCGGAGCCGGGGAGGGTTGCGGCATACCGAGTAAATCCTCTCCCTGCTGGCTGATCTCCCAGAGTGCCGGGCTGCGCTGAACGCGATTGAGCAGCCCGAGCTGAGTCAGCAGGTCTAGCCAGTGCCGGCCGATATCAACACCGCCCGATTCGAAGTCTTCGGCGCAGTCATAGAAGCGGCGCAGCTTAGCCAGCACCTTCTCCGCGAAAGGCGGTAGCACCGGTGAGGGTTGCGCCAGGGCGGCGTGATCAGGTGCAATTCGAGCGTGCGTGACCATCCAATCAAACACGTCCTTCATGTCATTCAGCGATACGCCAATGAACTTGCCGTCCTTCGTGCACAGGTCAAGCAGCCTCTCGCCGCCCTTCATGAGCATCAGGAAAGTTGGATTGAGTATGTTGGGTAGAACGGTGTTGTTCAGGTGATCATTCCAATCGCGCAGGCGCTCGATCTCGTCAGCGGCCTCCTCCTGGTGGCCAGGAAGTGCCTCACCTTTACGCAAAAGACTGATCAAATGTCGGTCATACTCTTGTGAGACTGGCGATGGAACCTCCTGTGCGCCCTCTGCCTGGAAGTCGCGCTCATCCCCGCCTGCCTGCTCTACCGCAGGATGTGCCGGGCACGGATGGACGAGGGAGCCGTCGCCAGAAGGGCAGCTGCATTCATTCGCTTTGTTCATGGGAGCTTTCTCCAGGCCTCGGTTTCGAGGTCAGAAACGGTTATCAGTCGGCGCCGGCGCTCGATGTTTTCGAGTTGCAGGACATCGCCCAGGCTGTCGATGACGACCCAGTGAATGCCGGTGGGAATGTGCAGGTAGCGTGCTGGCGCGGGGGAACAGAGGGCGTTTATGCGGCGGACTGCGGGGCTTTCGTCGAATGGCATGGCTCATCCTCCGGGTAGACCCGAACGCCATCGGCGCCCTGGGACTGGTTGATCGCCATCTGCTTAACCGCTCTCGCGATGCGCAGAATGTCGTCCGGCGTCATAAGCTGGCTTTCTTCAGGCCAGCCGGTGACCGTCACACCGCAAGGGCGGTGATTCGCTGTTAGCTGGTGCATGGGGTTATTCCTGTTTGGTCAGGGATGGCAGACTTCGACGACGCGGTGATAGTCGCCGCGGAAGGGCATGGCTTTGTAACCCTGATTCATGGGGTAGATTCCCCAGGACTGGCGAGAGCAGGCCGCCATCATCGCCGCGTACTTGATGACCTCGATGACATCTTTTTTGATGTACATGGCATGACCCTCACGCACCCATCGCTGATTTGATCTGCGCTGAGTGGCTGCGGCTGACGGGTATCCAGTTCTCGGTTCCGAGCAGTAGTACCTCGCCGGCTTGGCTGTCATCAGGTCGGGTTTTGAACATGCTGATCAGCGAGCGTCGGACCAAGGCCTTCCGGTGGGCGCGGATGAACTCGTCGGCGAACTCGGTCTCCAGGGCCTTAAGCGTTTCGTTCAAGACAAGTACGCCATCCGGGTAGTACGCGATGATGTACTTGTCTTCGGCGACGAAGTGGGTGATCTGCGAGACGGAGATTTCCTTGGAGTGCTTGCCGCATGTGGCTTTGAGCACGGTTCTCATGCTGCCATCCTCCCGCGCATATCGGCTTCCAGTTCGGCCAACTCTTCCAGGAACGCTTTAACCTCGGACTCCATCTCGCGAATGCGTTCCTCGTCGCGGTGGTAGCGGAAGCACACGTACTGCAATTCATCAGGCAGACGGTCGTCGAAGCTCACGAAGTCGACCCACTCGCGGCCGCTGCATGACATTTGGGCGAGCATCTGCCACTCGTACTGTGGGTCGTGCTTGCCCGACTGCATCGTGTAGATGTGGGTTGCGGTAGACGGGCATTTAATCTCGACGAGCCCATGCTCCCCCGCGAGGCCATCTGGCGACGCGCCAAATCCATCGATTCGCGGATGGATGATCAGGCCTGTTTCGATCGTCATTACGCCTGCATTGAACTCGTATGCCGAGCGGGCAATCGGCTCCAGGTCGGTACCACGCTGCATTGCGGCGCTGGTGAATCCTTCCTCGCGCTTGCCGGTCAGGCGCTCGCACAGGAGCTGCATCATGTAGTTCTGGCGGGTAGCAGAAGGGGCGCCACTGCGCCCCTTTGCCATCACATCCTTGACCTTGCTGGCCGTCACCCGCCCCAGGCGCTGTGCGAACCATTCATCACTACGCTGCTCGATCATCGCCGGTCTCCTCGAATTCAACGTCTATAGGGGCGTCCAGCAATTCTTTCTTCCGCTGGTCCTTGGCCGCCGTAAGCTGGTCGCGCGCGCCCTTTGTCTTATAGGCTTTCCAGGCATTGCTGAATGCTGCCTGCAAGTCTTCCATTGTTGGGGAGTCCTTGATCAGGCAGATCGCCTCGCTGACGTCCTCGTACTGCTCTGCGGGAGTGACGTCTCGTTCAACGATCCGCTCGGCCTCGTCCTGGTCGTATATGCCGGCGAACCCGAACGCGAGGCGTGCGCACTGGATCATTGCCTTGTGGCGAAGCATCCGGCGCGGATGGGACTGCCAAGGCTGGGTGTTCCGCTTGCACTCGGCCATGTACTCAGTCGCGCTGATGGCATGGCTGCGGTCCTTCCGATAGATCTTGCAGGTGCATTCGGTTCCCTGCTGGTCCATTGAGAATTCCATGCCATCGAACTGTGGGTTCTCGTTGATGATCCGAGCCCAGCCATCCACACCAACAACCGGCACGATGCCGTTGTTCTTGTCGGGGAATGCGTACAACTCCTTGGTGAAGGGGTTAAGCTTGTACTGGTCTGCCACGATCAGCAGGGCGACCATCTGCGAATCATTGACCTGGCCCTTGAAACAGGTCTGCTTGAGCGTGTTCGCCACTTCTTCAGGCGTGGTACCCATCTCGTAGCGCGTGGCGAACTTCGTCAGGAGCGGTGTTAGTGCAGTTCCCATGTGAACCTCAATAGTTGATCGTGATGTGAGGAACCTTGCGCTGAGCGATCAGGGTGATCGCCTGCTTGGCGCATTCCTCGGGCATGCCACCGGCGATAAGAGCCGCCAGCGCTTCGTTGTTGATGGCTTTCTTGTGCGCCTTGTCGGCTTCGCGTGCAGCAGCCTCGCGTTCGATGCGGGCCTGCTCATCGGCCTGCCGTTTGCGTTCTGCCGCTGCGGCTTCTTCAGCGCGACGTTGCGCATCACGCTCTGCTTGTTCTGCGCGCTGCTTGGCTTCAATGGCTTCGCGTTCGGCGCGCTCGGCGGCAAGCTTAAGTTCAAGTTCGCGGCGCTCTGCTGCGGCCTGTGCTTCGGCTTCACGGCGTACTGCTGCGTCGCGTTCTGCCTGGGCCTTGGCCTCTTCCTGACGCCGTGCCTGCTCTGCTGCTTCGCGGGCAATGCGCTCCTCGCGCTCTTTCTGCTCGCGTGCTGCTGCTTCGGCGCGCAGGCGTTCCAGTTCGGCCTGCTCGGCTTCGAACTTCTCACGGGCAACCAGGGCTTCTCGGAGAGCGATCAAAGCCTTATCTTTGGCGCGAGCAGCCTCTGCCTCGAACTCTTCCCAGGCTTCACTTATGGCCAGGCCTTCCAACCAAGCGATGTTGGCTTTGAGTTCATTAGAGTCCAGATCGCGGCATTCCAGGCGAAGGTTTATCTTGTCGATCTCGCCCTGATGACGCGCAACCCGCGCCGCTTCAGCCTCTTCCCACTCGGTCAACGGACTGCGCACTTCGGCCTGCCAGGAATCCAACAGGTCGCGCATCCGCTTACGCTCGGCATCGATCTTCTTCGGAACTTCCTTCAGCTCAGCGACCAATTCCTTGCCCACGTTGTCCAGCGCCGTCTTGGAGCGGGCGACCTTGTAGGCGATGGAAGCGATGGCATCGCGGCCCTTGCGGGTTGAAACGTCCGGCACGAAGCCGTCGATTTCCTCGCGAATCTTGGCCAGGAACGGGTCAAGGCCATTGGCTGCCGAGTAGACTTGCAGAGCGGTTTCTTTGGCTGGTACTTCGACCAGTTGGTTTTCTGCGGACATGAATGATCCTCGCCGCGCATGCGCAGCCAGTGAAGGGAGGGGTTATTGGCCAGTGGCCGTAGATTCTGCGGTGATGATGCCGCCCCAGATCGGGCCGGCTGCCAGGATGAAGAGGTACAGCAGGCCGCCGAAGAGGCTGCCTAGCCATATGGCTGTGCGGCGAGTGTTCATGGCGCATCACCCTCTCTCATGTGGTTGAATGGCGAGAAATCCGGGTGATCTTCGAACGGGCCGCGCCAGTAGGTGGCGAACTCAACTTCGCTTAGCATGCCGTCATTTTGATATGGCCCGCTTTCGTATCCTCCGCACCGACAACTTCCGCCTGTCACTTGTTGCCAGCCAACGCCAACGTCTACGAACTCGGCATCAGTTGTTTCGCCGCACCATCTGCAATGCGGGCCGTTCATGGCGTAACCATCCCCACAAATGCCCAGGCGAAAGCGCCGATACCGCCCACAAAAAAGCCGCCGAAGATCAGGACTTGGGCGGCCTTGGTCAGGTCGATGGTGATGGTCATGTGGATGACTCCTGGCGGCGGTAGCCGGCGTTGTAGAGAACGCGGCAGAAGTCGGAGCGAGACATCATTCCGCCGCGATCCTGGCCATGCGGGTACTCATCGAGCGCCAACATCTCCTGCACGGCCTTCTCCCGCTCCTCGGCGGCGATCTGCTCGTGGGTGCGGATGGGGCGCACGCCGTGCTCATTGCGCGGGTAATACTTCCCCTTGTGGCTGATAACAGCGAACACGCCATCATGACCAATGACGCGACCTTCCGCCCAGCCGATACTGCCCACGTTCAGCGAGAACTCACACTCGATGCCAACCGGCGGCAGGCCCCGGCCGTCCCAGGCCTCTTGCGGTCTAGCCTCGAATGTCGCCTCACGCTCTGCGGATACATTGCAGCCTGGAGTTCCGCTAACCCAAACTTTTCTTCCTTCGGCCCAATAGGACCATTTATTTCCGACTTTCCTCATCCATCCTTCAAGGTACAAAGATCCTCTCGGCTCCCAATGAGTCGCACCCTCCGGCGCCTTGCTCCAGTCAATGCTCATACTCGTCTCTCCCTAACCAGTCGTTCAGCGTTCTCGATAAGCGTGGATTCGAATGTGCGGAACCAGATGCGCTGGGCCAGTTCGAGGTCGCCATGGCGAACTGCAAGCAGTAGCTGAGTCATCGGGCACTCTTTGCTGTCGACTTCCGCTAGCCACTCCGGGACGAATCCGGCGAATCCGTATACCGTAAACTCAGGGCCGATAAAGGGCCTTTCTTTCCGATCATGGAACGGCACGCAATCACCGTCCTCGCAGTTCAGCAGCTTGCCGACTTGCTCAGTGACATACTCGCTGTCGCCGTCATTGTCTGGCGGTAGCGCGTTGTCCCAGCGTTCCTGGGCGTATTTCAATGCGGTGTTCATGTCTCACCTCGCGTTCGCGTGCATGCGGCAGCGTTCCGAATCGCTGTCGTCATACAGGCGAAAAAATGCCCGGACTTGCCGGGCTAATGAGGGGTAGGGTGATAAGAGGGTGATCTGCGCTGCCGGCTCTACTTGAGCTACCTCCACCCTCCACGGGTGGTGCGCTAAGCATCAGCACTACTACTACTTCAGCGGCGTGCACACCGCTTATGCCTCGTTCGTGCCTACGCAATCCTTCACGCCCCGCCGGGCCGTTTACGGATTCACAGATGCGCTACAGCAGCGCAGATCACTCTCATTGGTAGGGTGGGGATGGCCTGTTGCTCAGCAGGCGCGCAGTCGCAGGAGTATCGTGGCCGTAGCAAGGCCCTGCGCATCATCCCCATTGAAGGGTGGCGTCCTTGCCGGGGAAGTCAGTCGGAGCGTGGCCGTGACCACTCTCGAATGTTTGACGCGGTGATTGGATCGCCTGTGCTGCCGTAGTGCGCAAGGTGAACAGGCGTATCAGCAGTCATCTTGAACTGTCCGCCTTTGTATCCCGTGAAAGTTTTACCAACGGCTGACTTTGCGTTCTTCAACATGCTGCCAATGGTTACGTCTCGCGCCGGTTTAAATGCCAGTTCGTCGTAGTAACCGCGATATGACATAGGTGTTGAAAAGCCGTACTCAACCTTTCTACGAGCAGGTAGCTTGCTCAGCTCATCAATCAGAGTTCCTAGATTCATCTCGCCTCCAGTGTGTGTATGCGCCAGGGCGCGGTTAGGCGGTTGCCTTGGCGATTGCGGCGAGAACCTTCTCTTCGATCCAGTCATCGCCAGTCATGACGCCGTAGTTGACGACTGCCTGTAGGGCTTCGAGAAGATCAGGCGAGGCTGCGATCAGCTTGGCGTTTGCGTCAGTCTCAGCGTCCGATCTCTCAACATGGAACGGGCCTTTGTTGTCAGCGCAGTAGATGTGGAGCAACGCAACACTCCCTCTAACCGGCGAGTATTCCCACGGTCCCGGCGTGTGCTTGCTCATTCTGTCCTCCTGTCTTAGGTGTGGGGTCACTGGATTTGCGTTGTGCGTCCGTCGTGACGGTGCACTTCGCCGTACTCACCGATGGAGACATTTGCGTCACGGTGCTGACGAAGTGCAAGTCGAACCGCCGTTTCTGCGTTATGTGTGTAGCGCTCAAACTCCTTCTCCAGAGCTTCGTACTTTTTCTTCCACTCGCGCTCTATCTCGTTGTAGCGATCAGATACAGGTGGCTCGTAGAAAGCCATGCCTTGATGCTTTACCGCGAGTTCAACATCGCGCGCAATCGCAGCGATCTGTTCGCTAGTTGCCTCAATGCCTGCCGAATCAAAAGCATCAATAAGACATTCAGCGTAATAGTCTTTCTTCGTGTAACTCATCTCTCACCTCACCAATACATAGTCAGAAACAGGACAACGAACAGCGCTGCGAACTCGCCAAGGTCTGGCATAGATTCCTCTCTTGCCCGGGGGCTGGTAATTGGCTGTATGGGGGAGTGGTCTGGCCGGTGCTGATCTCCGGCTCGTACGGGAAGGAGTCGAACCCTCGCACGCGGCTTTGGGCCGCAGCTCTGGCCTACTGAGACTTACACGTCTCGGCGATCCGTTTACCGGGCCTAGGAACCCCGTTACCATCACACCTAGCGCATCAGCATGCGCATTCAGACCACTCTCCGATACAGCCCTGGAGGAGCCGTGACGAACCTCCAGGGGATCGGGCCTGCGTTGGGGAACCCGGCAGGCGCGGGCGGCTTGCTACTCGTCGTCTTCACCGACGATCATCGTGCACCAGCCAATGCGTGCATTCTTTTGAATCCACGCATCTGCGGCAGCAGCAGTGGGGAACGTCCTGTTATCGTCCCAATGCCCTGTCCCGTCGTACTCGTCGGCTTTCAGAAAATGCCAGCCTTCTGGCTCGTCTGGATTCGCATCAAGGATCACAAGTACGGCCATTGATTCCTCTCTTCCCGCTTATCGCTGGGTGTGTTTGGTCTGTTGATGCCCTGCTACCGGCAGGGCGGCGGGTTATCGGCGAATGGTGGTGATGTTGCCGGCGGCGTCAAACAGCGCGTCATTCTCCTGGCTGCGCATGAGCGTTGCGCTGTGGTGATAGAAGCTGACGCTGTTCAGCTTCCCGGAGAACGGGCGAACAACTTCACCACTGGTCAGGGTCATGTCCTTGTGCGCGAAGAACACCACCCCGCCGATGACCTGGCCGTCTTCGTCGTACAGACTGGCGCCAGTGATGTGGTGGTCTTCAGTGCCCTGGTTCGTGGCGACGATGAAATCAAACATGGTCCTTTCCTCAGTGATGCCCCGGCGAACCGTGGCAGTGTTCTCAAGTGTTCTCGCAGGCGTAACAAATTCCTGTAGCTGTCACCCCCAGGCGCCCACACTCGGGGCAGCTCGCCTCGCTGCGCACCTGCTCCTGCGCCTCCTCGTAGCAACCCTCGCAGCGGAATCCGTCGGACGTCTCGATCACGCGACCGGGCGCGTTGCACCGGTCGCATTTGTGAATGATTGTCATCGGGTCGACTCCTTGCATCACGCATGCATCCGCACGGTGATGTAGCCGTTGCTTGCAACAACGTGGTCCCAGCGGTTGAACCAGATGAGGTCGCCGAACTTCTTTATGGCGGCCTGGCGTACCTTGATCAGCACGTCATCCGGTGTCTCGTTTCCGTCCGGCAGGGCAATCCAATCCAGGCGTTTGCCGTTGCTCAGGTGCGCATCGACATTGAATTGAGCCATTTCAGTCTCCTTACCAGGGTTTCCCAGCGTTGATGTATGCGCTTCCTGCGAGTTGCGTGAGCGCAACTAGCTCCATCGAATCGATCTCACCGCCGTAGTACAGGCCGCGCAGCATTCCAACCGTTTCGTGGTACTCAATGCGCGCCTCGCGATCGTCTTCCTGCTTGCGGAGGACCCGAAGGGCCTGGCGTACAACAAGTGAGGATTTTTCATTCATTTTCTGCTCCTCAAGGGCGTATTGACTTCCCGTCTGGCCCTCGGTGGAGGGCCAGCCAGTGAAATCGGTGTTTCTCCACACCTGCATGCGGGTCATTCGCTCGGTTCAGCATTTCGCTTCGTCCGCCGTCGCAGTTGTCTGCGCGTTGGCAGGCTTTCGGGCCTGTCGGATCGCCGGTCGCCGTAGAGGCAGGCTTGGTTGTTTCCCCTGGATTTCTTTCGCCCGCCAGGAGGCAGCTCGGGCTGACCTAACCGGCGGTGCCGGGTAGTCGTTCATGGCGCGGGTTGTTAAAGAGCGGTCGGCTCGGTGGCCTGGCGCTGCGTTGTTCTGCGGCGTTGAGGATAAATTAGCAGTGCTGTTATTGAATGGTCAATAGCACTGCTGATATTTTTCTCGCGCCCATGAAAAAGCCCGCGCTAGGCGGCCTTGGGTTTGTGCATCAGTCGGGGAAAGGCGGCGCTGTATCGAGTTCAGCGCCTGGGCAGGGCTGTCGTCAGCTCAGCGCAGAGCCGGGAGGGCCGGGAACGAAAAGGCCGCGCCGGGGAAGGCTCCGGCGCGGCCTGGTCCTTTCGGTGTTGTGCCTTCAAGGACGCCTCAATGTATCAAATGCGCGGCTGATGTGAAAAGTCCGCACGGGAATCGAGGGGCGTCCTGTGCTGGACTGCTGCCTTCCCAGGACGGCGGAGGGCATCTGTCAAAGGCGGGCGGGGACGAAAAGCCCCGCGGGTGCGGGGCTTTTAACTGAGTTGGCTAGGCCCTGACTCGATGTTCGATCTTATTGCGAATGACGTCAGTATCCTGAATTGTGGCGACAACATCGTTCGCTGCATTCGTCAGCCTGCGCCTGTCGAGCTTAGGGATTTCCTCAATGTTTGCGCAGATCACCATTGAGTCAAAATCCTGCTGTGCTGCTATCAGATGTTGCAGAATGATAGTGGTAAGCATGGCTTTTTCTTTGTTGTTTACGCCGAACAGGTAAAGCGGACGTCCCTTGGTACGGATAAAATAATCTACCGGGTATGAGTCGCCATTAGGAACTCCCGGGACTACATAGCCTCGTTCCAATTGCTCTGGAGGGAGGATTGATTCCAATATGGTGGCTAGGTCTTCATAGAAAGTGGACTCTATTCTGCTATGCGTCCATAGCCCCAGATCTTCAACCCTGGTGATGCCCTGACCAAGGGTGAACAATCCACGCGATATGGCATCAGCTGGCACCTCTAAGTATAGGTCTCCGTCATCCTCGGAAATGCCGCTTTCCTTTAGGATGGTTGCGAATAGCTTGCCGCGTGATCCAGTAAACAGCTTCGAAAGATCATTCTCATAGCTGAGACGCATCATGGTGGTGCCCATGTCCGAGATGCGCCATCCAGCAGGTATGGGCTGTAGATAAGCAGTGAAGCCATCTCCATCGCGCCCCGTCATTGGCAGATTTACCCGTGCAAAACCGTCGCCCAGGCTGACCTTCACATCCTGGCAGAACGTGCTGCAGAGCTGTTTCTGAAGGGCTGATGCGTCGATGTTCACTTTAGGTCCAAGTCCAGTTGAGGCTCGTCGATCTCGTCATTATCGTCTGCTGCCATTGCATTGGCGAGGCGAATGCCCGAGATCATGCAATCATCGACTATTGCCCGCAAAGCTCCGCTTAGATCGGTGTAGCGGTCAGTGCTTTCGGCGTAGTGCTCTGATTTCCGCCCAATGGCCATGTAGCGTTCAGTGGCTCGATGGATGTGACAGTGGTTGTCTGCGCGAGTGCCATCCAGCGGATTGTTGTGTGGGTGATCGCTACCGTTGTAGCGAGCTAGAGTCACTTTTTCGCCACCAGCATGCAAATAGAGAAGGCCGCAGGAAAAGGACTCAACGATTCGCATGTTCTGACGCAGATACAGGGAAAATTGCAGCGATCCGTCCTCGGACTCCAGATCGTAGTTGCGCTGCCTGGACTTTTTCTGAACGCGCCAACGTGCATTTGGCGTCTTTGTGCGCTTTGGAATAGTGAGCAGATACTGAATTTGCTCATCCGTGAGTATGATTTCGCTCATCGCATCCGGTCCCTGTCATGTTCACTTCCCCATGATCTGCCTATATCTACCGCTCGCGCATCAGTCGCCCAAGGAAGGCATCCTTTAACCATCCGAGCCCAAAGACCGCGAAGAAACACGCCACGTACAGTGCGAAGTGCGCCAATTCAGCCCAGAGATGTCCTGCGTATCGAGCAAGCCAATGGTCCAGCCCATAGGCAATAGCTCCAGCTATGGCGAATACCAGAAAGGCTAGCGTCCATGCATGTTTTTCATGGGCGTCCTCGATTTTCTTTTTCGGGTCAGATCTGGTTTCTTCCATACTTCCTCCTCAGCTACAAATCCCCACCCCTCCAGATGACCTTGCCTATGATGCGGTGCTCGTCGTTGTCTTCGCGCGACAGGTTACGGTCTGGAAACTCGGCCTTATCCTCGTTGTCACTTCGGATTATCCAGCGGCCAAAAGTGGATGAAACCAGCCTCTTGACGATGGCTCCATCAGATCCAGCGAGCACGAAGACCTGGTGGTCTTCAGGCTCAATCTTAGATAAATCAACGAGGAGCACATCACCATCGTTGATGGTGGGCTCCATGCTCTCACCATCCGCATAAATGACGGCCAAGCTCTTTGGGCTGACGCCCTTCGCCTTGAGCCACTCCCGCTTAAAAGCCAAGGTGGCTCGAATCTCAACATGCGGGTTCTCACTTCCTAAACCGGCCGCTGCCTTGGCATCGTACTGAGGCACGAAGGCGTATCGCTCCTCGCTCAGGTCGGCAGCATCAAGACGATCCGGGAATGGCGCGTTCGCGGCTTCGCGCTCAGGCGCCTTGACTCCATCTTGGTGACTGGCGCGCCTGATTCCAGAAGCCAGGGTTGGGCTCACCTCCGACGGCTCAAACCGAAGATGCTCGGCGAGCCTGACAAGAGCCTCAAGGTTAAGCGCAACGCGTCCAGTCATGTATTGACTGACGGTGCTTTGCCCGGACTTCCAGCCGCATTTTTCACCCAGCTCAGCCTGGTTCAGTATTGGATTGTCACCGCGTTCACGCGATTCCTTGACTCGCTTCTTGTAGATGGCCTGGAGGCGCTTAGCGTCGTCCAACTGGGATTGCGACAGAGGGGTTCTTACGGGCTTTTTCATCCGAGTGATTAAGTAGCAGAGCTGATATTTATGCAAACAGCACTGCTGTTGTTTTGCTTGAAAAATCAATAACAGCAGTGCTAATGTGTGTGCAGGACTCCAGCGAGAGCACACCATGAAGACCGTAACCCTCATTGAATACCTGGCTGAGCACGGCACGCAGGCTGATCTGGCCAAAGGGCTTGGCGTGCAGCAGAGCGCTATCTCTCAGATGCTCCGCGCCAAGCGGAACATAACCATCACGATCCGTGACGACGGGAAGTTGGAGGCTGTTGAAACGCGGCCGATCCCGGCGCGCAAGGCCGTTGCCTGACCCCGACCAATCTACCGGCCGGGAGGCCAGCCATGACCGAATTCATGCAAATCCTGATCTTTGGTTCCTCGTTGGCGATGGCCTACTTCCTGGGCGCCACGTCGTCGAGGAAGAGCTCCAGTGAAATCCGGCTGATCGACAAGTGGCCAACGGCCTACATCCAGTTCGACTCAGGCATGAGCCAAGAGGATGCGCTGCGCTTCCTTGAGCTGGCCCGCGAAATGGTTCTGGCCGGGCCAGAGAAAGTGACTGCCGAGAATGCGCTGAAGGATGACGAGGAGAGCCGAGACGCTTTCTGGGCGCAGTCTCTCAAGACTGGTTTGGCCTCGTTCGAATCGCGTTCCAAGTCTTCACATAGCCCTCGAGACCCCCAATGACTTCGTCCGGCAGTTGCGAGTACGCCAAGAACGATCGCATGTGCGCAATTTCGTTATCGAACCCGTCGAGAACCCTCCCGAGTTCCGCAGGTGTTAGCGAGCGTGCCATTGCCATAAGGAAGGCGTTGATGCCCATCAGTTCGCCTTTCTGCGCGTTGATCGTCGCAACGATCTTGTCGATTTCGTCAGTCATCTCCGGCCTCCGCGGCCTTTTCGTGTGGAAGCAAAAAGCTACCACGGTTGCGCCGGACTCCACATTCGAAGCGCTGGCTTTCGCCGCCCCCTCAATTCACGGCTGACAGCGTATAGCACCAACCTCATGGGAAGAACTAGAGCATGAAAACGCCCGTACTAGAGACCCGCAGAAAGGTAATGACCACGGTAGCCAATGCCTATCCGGGCGGTCGCGATTGCGCTGCCGCGCGGCTGGGGATTCCGCTGAAGCGCCTGGAGAACCAGATGTACGAAACGGCGGGCGTGAAGCCCCTGAGCGACGGCGACCTGTACGTCCTGGAGCAGGAGATGGGGACTTCCTATCTGCCGGACTACATCTGCGCGATGTACGGGGGAGTGTTTGTGCGGACGCCGGAAGCGGGCGATCTGGACAACGTAGACCTGCACCACCGTTCGCTGCGTACAGCGGTTAAGCGTGGACGGGTTGATCAGATGATCGCTCTGGCCCTGGAAGACGGTGAGATCAGCGCCGATGAGGCGAAGGAAATCTTGGCCCTGCATGCCAAGCACATGGCTGCCCGGCATGAAGAGGTTCGAGCCGTGCTCGAACTGCACAGGGCGAAGTGACTATGCGCCCTCGTCTCACGAACTCTGACTACGCCGCAATGGCTAACGCTGCTGAAGAGCTGGCGGATATGGGTTCGAGTGAGTGGAGGCGCAGATACAACAAAGCCCTGAGCGACTACTACAGGGCTTTGTCGGTGCGTGGATCGGTGGCAGCCGAATCACGCGTGGGAAAACAACATCAGGTGACAGGTGAATTATGCAACCTCGAACGCTGACTTACAACGCCTTGGAGCTTCGTCCGGCGAAGAACTCCATTGCCATCTGCCAAGGTGATCAGGTCGTGACCATCACTCTGGATCAACTCCACCAGTTCACAAGCGACATCTGCATCCTCGCCGCATCGATGCGGGAAGACATGCGTGGCCCGCTGGACGATGACAAAGGAGAAGGAAATGTCGAATAGCTGGCTGCGGATTTGGCATGACATGCCGAATGATCCGAAATGGAGAACGATTGCTCGCGTATCCGGGCAACCCGTTGCGTTGGTCCAGGCGGTGTATTTGCATCTTCTGGTCGATGCGTCACGAAATGTCACGCGCGGTCACGTGACTGTCACGACGGAAGATTTGGCTAGCGCGCTTGACGTGACAGACGAACAGATCGTGAATGTTATCGACGCGATGCAAGGGCGCGTTCTGGATGGTGATGCCCTCACTGGATGGGATAACCGTCAGCCGAAGCGCGAGGACGCCGGTAACCCTGAAAGAGGCGCAAAATCTGCTGCTCAGCGTAAAAGGGAGCAGCGCGAACGTGAGCGGGAGGCATCTAAAGTTGATGATGTCACGCAATGTCACGCAGAGTCACGCAATGTCACGCTAGATAAAGATACAGAAGAAGAGAAAGAGCATAACCCCCCTTACCCCCCTGAGGGGGTAGAGCCGGCTGTGCCGTCTCCGAAGTTCAACCCGCTGGATGCTTGCCCGGAAAACGTCACGCCATCGGTGTGGGCTGAATGGGTCAAGTGCCGGAGCGAGTTGCGCAAGCCGCTGAAGGAGACCACCTGCAAGGCGCAAGCGAAGCAGCTTGCAGGCCATCCCAACCCGGATGCAGTGATCCAGGCTTCGATCAGCGCAGGGTGGATGGGGTTGTTCCCTGACCGCGTGAAGTCGAACGTCCACCCGATCCGCAAGGGCGCTGTCGTGAACGGGAAAACATACCCGTTCGAAGCGCCGCGTGGTTATGTGACCGAGTCCCACGAGTTCTGGCACGACCACCTTCCGAACACAGTCCTGTCGATCTACACGCACGACTACACCTGCAAGCGCCTGCCGGCTGCCGGGGAGGCGCAATGACCCCCTCTGAGATTGCTCAGCGCCTCGCTGATCGCGTGATCGACGTTGCGCACCACTTGCTGCCCAGCGGAAAGCGCGAGGGAGCCGAGTGGCGTGTCGGCAGCGTGAACGGCGAAAAGGGCCAGAGCCTGGGCGTCCACCTCAAGGGCGAGAAAGCCGGCGTCTGGTGCGACTTCTCGACCGGCGAAACAGGCGACCTGTTGGACCTGTGGCGCGCTGTTCGCGGTTGTGACATGGGCACCGCACTGGCCGAGGCGAAGTCCTACTTGGGCATCGCTGATCCGAAACTCGAAGCGCCCTCTCGCAAGACCTACGTTCGCCCTGAGCGCCCCAAGTGCAAGGCTCCGGTCGATGAGTCTCCGGTCATGGCCTACCTTGTTGGGCGCGGCCTGAAGCCGGAAACCATTGCCGAGTTCAAGATCGGCGAGTCTGGCCGAGACATCGTGTTCCCGTACCTGCGGGACGGCGCTCTGATCTTCTGGAAGAAGCTCGGAGTTGATCGCCCCAACGGGAAGAAACGGATTTCCGCCTCGGCTGACGCAGAGCCTTGCCTGTTCGGCTGGCAGGCCATTCCCGATGGCGCTCGCGAGGTGACGATCACCGAGGGCGAGATCGACGCCATGACTGCCTGGCAGTACGGTCGTCCGGCGCTGTCGGTTCCGTTCGGTGGTGGTAAGGGCGAGAAACAGGCGTGGATCGAGCACGAATATTCGCGCCTGTCCCGGTTCGACGTGATCTACCTCGCCATGGATGACGACGAGCCCGGCAAGCAGGCGACCGAAGAAATCATCAAGCGCCTTGGGCGCGAGCGCTGCCGCATCCTGGACCTAGGCTGCAAGGACTTCAACGAAGCCCTGGATGCCCTGTTCTACACCCGCGACGACATCGACGACTGCTACGCCAAGGCCAAGACGCTCGATCCCGAGAAGCTGGTAGGGGCTGAGTCGTTCGTTGATGACGTGTGCGCCGAGTTCTTCGAGCGCAACCCCGCAGTCATGGGTATGGCGACCCCATGGGAGAAGTCCCGCGACATGATCCGCTTCCGCGACAGCGAGGTCACGATCTGGACCGGCTGGAGCGGGCACGGGAAATCCCAGCTCCTGAACTACCTGGCTTTCCACGGCATGCGCCAGGGCGAGAAGTTCTGCATCGCCTCGATGGAGATGCCTGCCAAGCGGACCTTGCAGCGCATGGTGCGCCAGGCCGCCGGGCTCAACCAGCCCTCCCGTGGGTACATCCACGCCATCCTGGAGTTCCTGGGTGGTCGACTGTGGATCTACAACCAGATGGGTTCGGCCAACACCGCCGAGATGATCGAAACCTTCCGCTACGCCGCTCGCCGTTATGGGGTGAAGCAGTTCGTCGTCGATAGCCTGGCGAAGCTGGGGATGGCCGAAGACGACTACAACGGCCAGAAGCAGGCCATGGAATCCATCGTTGGTTTCGCGCATGAGATGGGCGTCCACGTTCACCTGGTGGCTCACCCGCGCAAGGCAGACGACGAATCCAAGATGCCTGGAAAGCTCGACGTTCGCGGCGGCGCCATCCTCACTGACCTGGCCGACAACGTGATCACCGTGTGGCGCAACAAGAAGAAGGAGTCCGCGATGAAGGGCACCGATGAGGATCAAGCCGAGCACCTCAAGCAGCAGCCGGACGTGAAGATGATCATCACCAAGCAGCGCCTGACCGGTGTCGAGGAAACCATCTATCTCTGGTTCGACCCCGCATCCGCTCAGTACATGGAGCGCGAAGGGCACAAGCCTCGCCAGTGGATTGAATTTTCCGGAATCACCCAACAACAAGCCGATCAGGAGGCCGCATGAAGCGCTGCTGGAAGGTAGTTCTGCCGGGTCGCCCGGCGTTCACGATGATTCTGATGGAGGACTGCGACCCGCTCGCGGTCGTGAAGAGCATCTGGCCTGAAGGGAGGATCGAGCAGTGACGCCCGCAAAACAGGAGTCCCTCATGCAGGGCCAGACCGGAATCGCGAAGAAGGTCTACGAGTGCGTACCGATCTCTGAGCCCTGGCGTTCGTTCCAGGTGCTCACCGCACTTCGCAACATGACCGGAAGCACGCCGGACGTTCGGATTGTCCAGGGCTGTCTGCGCGACCTTGTCGATTCCGGACTGATCCGCCGCACTGGTACTGACCACTACCAACGAATCCAAGTCGAGAAAAAGACCAAGCCTCAGGAGCCGAAGATGGGCGAGCCCGCTAAGAAGATCGAAAACCAGTCCGAGCCGAAGCGCTCTGCCTCCCCGCTGGAGATGCTGGGCGAACTGGCAACCGAGATCGTTGGCATGGCCGAGCACATGAAGCGCCTGGCTGCTCGCGTCGAGGACGTCGCTCTGGCGGTTGAGCAGGAACGCGAATCGAACGCTAAGTCGATGGAAAGCTATCGCCAGCTCAAGGCACTCCTGAAGAGCCTGCAAGGGGAGGGTGAGTGACATGGATATCGTAGACATCGCCAACGACTACGCCGAGCGTGAACTCGCTGACCGCCTGTACTCCCGAGTCAAGTACGTCGGCGAGAGCCTGTACGAATGTGAAGACTGCGGCGAGGAGATTCCGGTAGCGCGGCGCTCGATCGTTCCCGGGGTTCGTAAGTGCCGGGAATGCGCGGAACTGGCTGAGCGGAGGAATGTGTGATGGCCGTTTTCGAACTCCTGCGCATGGAAGGCCTGCGCACCTACGGTCGGCAGATCGAGGCCAATACCTGGCGCGAAGCGGAGCAGCAATGCCGCGAAGGCGAGATCGTAAACGGCGAACTGATCGGTGTGTACGACTGCGATCCGGTAACAGAAGCCGTCTGCACTGCGCGCAATGACGTGATGATTGAGAGCTTGGGGGTGTGCTGTGGGTAGTGTAGAGAGAGTTTTCTCCGGTGACGTAATTGATGATGCGTCCCATTTTTTTGCCCTAATGTCAGCTGACATCGTGGATGGACTGATCGGCCAGTACAGCGCTACCCGTGCCAACATTGAGGCTCTGGCCGCAGCTGTGCGCTCCGGTCAGAACGCCGCGGTGCTGCACTACTTCGTCGAAGGCAACGTTGAGGAGCAGCGCTACAGCCTGCCCAAGACCGTCGACACTCTGTTCGCGGTCCAGCCGGCGATCGCGCAGCTCAATGCGGACTTCTGGAACCGCGCGCTCAAGATGACCGACGTACTCGACTACATGCCGCAGAAGCGCCGCGACGAGTGGTTCGAGCAGATCCGCAACCAGATGGGGCGCAAGACCAACAACTACACCCGCGAGCCCGAGCTTCCGCCGCTGCCGGAGTTCGAAGAGACCACCGTGCGCAGCACCTTGGCTGGACTGCTGAACAGCCGCGCCAAGTTCTTCGCCGAGCGCGTCGACGGCATCTTCCGCTCGCTGAGCAAGGAGCACGTGACCAACTGCCCGCAGGGCTTCAACAAGCGCATGATCCTGCTGCGCGCGATCAACGGCTGGGGTTCCGTCGACCACTCCACCGCCGGCGTGATCAATGACCTGCGCTGCGTCATCGCGAAATTCATGGGCCGCGACGAGCCGAAGTACGGCGCCACCGATACGGTGCTCGCCGTCGCGCGCCAAGACAACGGACAGTGGATGACGATCGATGGAGGGGCGCTCCGCATCCGTATCTACAACGGCGTTGGCACCGCCCATCTGGAGGTGCACCCGGACATCGCGTGGCGCCTGAATGGCGTGCTCGCCAGCCTGTACCCGGCCGCGATCCCGGCCGAGTTCCGGACCAAGCCGAAGCGCGCTAAGAAAATCAAGGGCTTCGAGCTGTTCGACAAGCTGCTGCCGTTCGCGGTGTTGGCGCTGCTGGCCGGCATGAAGCCGGGCTGGCGCAGGATCGAGAATCCAGGCTTCAACGAGCCGAAGTTCAAGGACATCCCGCGGACCCGGCGTTTCGAGAACGGGGACCACGACAAGGCCGCGATCGCCGAAGCCAAGAAGGTGCTGGCAGCGCTCGGCGCCGTCCGCGACAAGGAAGGCGGCTGCGAGTTCTGGCGCTTCGACTACGAGCCCGGTCCGGTGCTGAACGAGGTCATCTGCAACGGCCGCATTCCGGACCAGAAGAGCCACCAGTTCTACCCGACGCCGGCGAGCGTCGCCGAAGTGGCGATCGACCGGGCGATGGTCGGCGCCGAGTCGGACATGGCCTGGCTGGAGCCGAGCGCGGGCCAGGGCGGACTGGCGGACCTGATGCCCTCTCCGCTGTGCGTCGAGGTCAGCCCGCTGCATTGCTCCATCCTGAAGGCCAAGGGCCACAACGTGATCGAGGCGGACTTCCTGAAGTTCCAGCCCGCCGGATACTTCGACCGCATCGTGATGAACCCGCCCTTCAGCGAGGGCCGGTGGCAGACGCACCTGCAGCACGCCTCTAGCATGCTGAACCCGTTTGGCGGTCGCATCGTCGCAATCCTGCCGGCCACAGCTAAGGGCAAGCATCTGCTCGAAGGCTTCGATCACGAGTACTCGCAGGTCTTCGAGAACGAGTTTTCCGGAACCTCGGTCAGCGTGGTGATCCTTGCTGCGGAGGTGCGCCATGGCTGACCGCACCTTCCGCATCCAAGGCGCTGTCGGCCTGAAGCTGGCCTTCCGCAACGCCTTCGAACTCTGCAAGCAGCTCATGCAGAAGGACGGCACCAGCTACGAGCTGGTGATCCGTCCGCTCAAGTCGAAGCGCTCCATCGAGCAAAACAAGCGGTATTGGTCGCTCCTGCGTGAGCTTGCCGCCGTCGCTTGGGTCGACGGCCGCCAGTTCGACGATCAGGTCTGGCATGAGCAGTTCAAGCGCTGGTTCATCGGCTGCGAGGACGTTTCGTTGCCTGACGGTTCGACCGAGTTGCGCGGCATCAGCACCACGAAGCTGACCGTCGACGAGTTTGGAATCTACATGACCAAGATCGAAGCGTGGGCCGCCGAGCAAGGGTGGCCTCTGATGATGCAGGAGGCCGCATGAGCAAGTTCAAGGCGGGCGATCTCGCTCTTAATCTGCAAGACATCCCCAACTGCATCAGTGCGGGAGTGGTAGTCGAGTTGATGTCTCGACTTGCCCCCGGTGATCTTTTTGCCGAAGACGGCCAGACCTTTCAGGTGAATCGGCCAGCTTGGTGGGTGCTCCATGAAGGAGACCGGCTCTACATACCTGAACGGTATCTCATGCCCCTGCGCGGCGACTTCCAGCCCGAGCAGCAGAAGGCGAAGGGGGTGGAGGCATGAGCTACTGCCGTTGGAGCAGCGATGATTTCCAGTGCGATGTTTACGTCTACGAAAGCGTAGCTGGTGGATTTGTCACTCACGTTGCCGCCAATAGGGTGGTTTTCAAGGATGAACTGCCTGCTCTGGTTCCTTTCGAGCCGGAGTACGTTGACCAGTTCTTGGCGCGCCACAACCAGGTAATGGCAATCGTTGATGCGGCTGATCGTGTGCGGATCGGTCTTCCACACGACGGCGACAGCTTCGATGACGCCGATCAAGAGGCCTGTGCGGACCGACTGGAGTATCTGAAAGGGCTGGGCTACGTCGTCCCGCAGTACGCCATTGACGCACTGCGCGAGGAAGTAGAGGAGGGCTCGGAATGACGATCGCCACCGGCCAGCCCAAGCCCCGCAAGTGCCAGAACACCGAATGCGGCGCCAAGTTCATCCCGCAGCGCCTGGGCCAGCGTGTGTGCTCTCCTGCCTGCGCCTTGGCCATCAAGGACAAGCACGCCAAGCCGGCGCGGAAGGCCATTGCCGACCGAGATCGGCGGGAGATCAAAGTGCGGAAGGAGAGGCTGAAGAGCAGGACGGATCACCTGCGAGAGGCTCAGGCGGTAATCAATCGCTACGTCCGGCTCCGTGATGATCATCTCGGTTGCGTTAGTTGCGACAAGCCCGCCACGTGGGGCGGCCAGTGGCATTGCTCGCATTTCCGTAGTGTTGGGGCAGCACCTCAGCTCCGCTTCAACCTTTGGAATATGAATAAGTCCTGCAGTGCCTGTAACAACCACCTGAGCGGGAATTTGATGGCCTACCGGCCGCGCCTGATTGAGAAGATTGGCCAGGCCAAGGTTGATCGACTGGAAAGTGACAACTCTGTTGCCCGTCATGACATCCCCTACCTGAAGCGCCTGAAGGCTGTCTTCTCCAAGAAAATTCGCCGGCTGGAGGCTCGACGCAAATGCAGTGCCGCGTAGATGGATGCGGGCGTGATGCCCAATACAAGACAGCCCAGCTCTGCCAGATGCACTACTTCCGGATGCGGAGAAATGGCTCGGTAGCCAAGAAGCTGAGCAGCCGCCAGCAGCGAATCATTACGCCAAATGGCTACGTGCGGATATTCGAACCAGGCCATGCCCTCGCTGACAAGGGAGGGTATGTCTTCGAGCATCGACAAGTGATGTGGGCGATCGTAGGGTCTGACTGCCGGCCGTGCGAGCTGTGCGGGAAGGCTGAGACCTGGGCAACCTGCCATGTCGATCACAAGGACGATGATCGCCAGAACAATGCCGAGGGAAACCTCCGAATTCTCTGCCGTGGCTGCAACGTGAAGCGCGGATTTCGACCGGAGTCGTACGAGTCGCGCAGCCAGGTCGGACTAATCGAGTTCGAGGGAAGGCGCGATACAGCAACCAACTGGGCTAGAGATCCGCGCGTGAAGGTAAGCGGACACACCATCCTTCGCAGGAAGGCCGCCGGCATGTCCGACTTCGACGCGCTCTTTGCCCCGAAATTGACGCACAACGGGAAGGCCAAGTTCAGGGCCTGGGTGCGCGAACTGAAGAGGGCAACGGCATGACGCTGGCCGAATACGTCTCCCAGCAATGGGTAATCCTTCGAGAGTACGGGCTGATTAAGGGGGAAGCATGATCTACACCAGCATTCTGTCAGCGGTCGTCTCCGCCCTGGCGGCCGAAACCATCGACAACACTGCTAAGCAAGCTTGGCAGAAGCTCTACCAGCCGGGTTACGCCGACAGTGAGGGGTTGGCAGGACTGATCAGGGCCTCTAACAGTTCGGGAATCAAGCGCATCGATGCCGATTGCTGGGTGCATGCCAGGCTACACAGCCAGCTCAAGCCTCGGCACTGGAACGCATTGGTGGCCAAGTACAGTACTCACCGTGAGAAGAAGAAGGCTGCAATCGAGACCCTTATTCCCCTGGTCGCGACTCCAGCGCCACGCAGGTTCCTTGGGATGGCTGTCTATACCTGGGCTATCCCTAAGCTGAAGGGCGCAGATGGCAAGCGCTCAACCGACATGATTATTCTCGATGCCGTGTTCTACGACATGAACAACTGGGAGTCTGAGGGTCGTCCAGAGCAGACCAGGCGCCGTTGGCGCTCTGGAATTCATAGCGTCCTGAATGAAATGCTCAAAGAGGCAGAGGTTGCGGCTGGTGAAATCCTGATGGCGGAAGGAATCATCTTCGGCGAAGCAGCATAGGGCTTGCATTCAATGAGCGTTTGAGCGAATATTTCCCCATCCTGTCGATCTTGCGCGTTGTGAGGATCGGTGGCTCTGAAGCCCTGGCATCTGCCGGGGCTTTTTCGTTTCCAGCCCAATGCGGAGTTCTGAAATGTCTGCCGAATCGAAAGATGTTTGGCTGCTCAAGGGAATCGGCGGTGGCGCGCTGGTCCTGCTGCTCCTGGTTGGAGCGGCAGTGGTACTGATCTGAATCCTTCGGGTTGCGACTACGCGGCCGGGATCGCCTTGGACACGCAGGCGTTAAAGTGAAGTGGGAGCCGGTGGAAGCCCGGCACGAGCAAACGACACCGACGCTCTCCAAGTAGGTGTCCAGGGCTGACCAACTAACGCGCCTGATGAGCTGGTGAAACTCCAGCGAAACCATAACGGTTGCGTAGTCCTCCCAGGTCAGTGTTGTTGGAGGAGTGAGGAGAGCACCCATTCAGAGCCCAGCCTAGCGCTGGGCTTTTTCGTTTCCGGGGTATGGATGAATCTCGAGCATCGCATAAGACGCTGGCTTCTTCAGGATGGGCGACGTGGCAAGCCGATCCACGCAATTCTCATCCACCCCGACGATATCCAATCTGCAAGAAAGATCTGCCGGTTCGCGCCAGTAAAGGTGCTCGGCATTGAAGTACGCCGGTATGGCGCAACAGGGAGCGCTGCTGATTTGTAATCAGAGGGTTGCGGGTTCGACTCCTGCTGCCGGCACCACACTACAAGGCCCAGGCAATGACCTGGGCTTTCTGCATCTGGAGTACGTGAATATGGCCGAGCCGAGTGGTGCGGTAGCAGTCGCCGGCCTGGTCGGTATTGGTGCGTCTGCGTTGATCCCTGGCATTGATGCCAATGCAGTGATCGGGGCTTTTGCTGGGGCTATCTTCTTCGTGGTGTATGCCAAGGACATCTCGGCCTGGGCTCGCCTTGGCTACTTCGCTGCGTCCTGGATCGTTGGCTACTACGTCGCGGGCGAAGTCATTGGGCGGGAGTGGGCAAGGACATCGGGCCTGGTTGCCTTTGGTGGGGCATTGTTCTGCGTCGCAGTGGGCACCAGCTTGCTGGAGTGGGTGCAGGGGGGGAAGACGCCTGGTTGGCTCCGCTTCATAGCGGACCGCTTTGGAGGTCGTAATGGTTGACCCTTGGACCCTGGTAGCCGCGATGATTTGCGGCGCCATCTGCATGAGGCTGGCGACATACCGCCGACAGGGCGCGAGGTATCGCCGGGGAGTGTCCTGGCTCGCATACCTGCTGTGCGTTGGTAGTGGGTGCTTCGCCCTGAGCGTGATGCTCGATGCACTCCACGGCTACAGACTGAATCCTGTCTCCCCTTGGCTGACCCTGGTCCTGGCAATCCTGCTCGGCCTTGTCTGTCACGCTCGGGGGAACCTGGCCCACATTCTGAGGGTGTACTGATGGATGCTCCGCTTCTACTGAAGAACACAGGCACGAGCCTGATTTTGTGTGACAGCAACGGGAAGCCGCTCCCTGGACAGCTTTCGTTGAGCGTCAGCAACGACGGCCCTATCCCAACCGTCACGGTCACGTTCGCACTCGTTAACAAGCGGGTGAGGCTCTGCGGCGAAGAGATGGAGTCGCGCATCTCATACGATGCGTATCTTGAGACAATTAAGGGAAGGAGCAGATGATGACCAAGTGCACCTTCTGCAACAAGACGCGTGAATGGGCAAAGAAGTGGGCTCGGGTCGCGATGGAACGCGCGGCCTCTGCTATGGCCGCCAAGCCGAAGCGACCCGGAGCAAGCGATGACTGAGTCCGAGGAAGAGGTTCGACTCCTCCTGCGCGATCTCCTCGATGAGCAGCGCAAGACCAATCAGCTATTGCACCTTCTGATCCAGGCTCTGGCCGAAGATGGCGAGGATCCTGACGCCGTGCCGACCAGCTACCTGAGTGGAGAGCCGATCTGATGTCGGTATTTATGGGGTCCGCCAGGGAAACCCAGATAGCTTCTGTCCGGGTGCGCCGCGGCTGGTTTGGCAAACTGGTTGTTCAGGTTCGCTACAAGATAGAGCGCCCCGAAAGCCCGCTCCCTGGTCGGGAACTGATCTATCACGTATGCGGGCTATCCCGTTGGCGAGATGCCAACGCAAATGATTTCGCCGAAGCCCTGATGGTCGCGAAGCTCATCGGGATGTCTGATGAAGGAAAGCCCTCATGAAGAGTCACCCGATCCCCGCAGGAGTCGAGGTCAACCCCAATCGTCCCTGGGCACCTGATGACATTGCCGGGTACAGCGGTGAGGTGGTGAGTGCCATGAAGGTTCTCGAGCCTCTGCTGCGCTCCGGGCTGCTGGCGCTCCATCCTGATGAATGGCAAGGCGGCAAGCTCTCGTTCCTCAGACCGGCACAAGCTAGGCGGCAAGGCTGGAACCCGCCGGCTCAGGGGGCCGGCAATCAGGTATCCGGAAGTGCCTGACCTCCCTCAGCGTCACACCAAGCCCAAGGCCAGGGGAGTGACCAAGCACGAGGTAGAGGACAGGGCATGGGGGAACGGACGTGGTGGCAGGCCATGGCGCCGCAAACGTGAGCGCATCCTCAAGCGAGATGGCTACATGTGCCAGTGCCCAGAGTGCAAGGGAATGAAGAGGATCGCCACAGAGGTGGATCACATCATCCCGCTGAGCCAGGGCGGAACAGACGATGACGCCAACCTGATGGCTATTGCTGGCTACCCATGTCATGCGAGGAAGACGGCGAGGGAGTCGGCGGCATCTAGGAAATAGTCGGGTTCTCTCAGCGCGCGGACACGACGATATCGAGATATTTACGAATGAAGGCAGTGGCTTTCGCTGTCTTCGTGCGTTTTTGCCGAAAAATCTAGTTTAATGAGAAAAATTCTCATTTATAGGGGTGGGGCTGGTCAAAACCTTAGAACTTTTCGTTAGGACACCGCGCCCCCAAAGCACTTTCCATTTCCACAGAATTTAGGTTTCAAGATGGCACGACACAAACAGCCAGATGTCGTCGCCAAGTTCAAAGGCGCCGACAAGAAAAACCCCCAGCGCTACCGGCAGGAGCCGGCAAAGGGAGAGGGGGAGGTCGGCGAAGCGCCCATCCATCTGCAAGGCCCCGCTCGTCTCGCATGGAAAGAGTTGTGCGCTCAGTCGATCAAGGGCGTTCTGACGGGATCGGACCGGATCATCCTGGAGGTCACCGCGAACCTGCTCGCTGAATACCGTGCCAACCCGACAGAGTTCGCGGTTGGCAAGTACACCCATCTGATCGGAAACCTGGCCCGGCTTGGACTAACGCCGTCCGACCGCCAGAAGTTCGGCCTGGAAAAGCCGAAGGAGAAGGACGAGTTCGAGGATTTCTGAGATGACCCCCAGCGACATTGCGCGACAGTACGCTAGCGATGTCGTGGGTGGGGCTATCGTTGCGTGCCGGTATGTGAAGCTTGCATGCCAGCGTTTCCTGAATGACTTGGACCGGCAGGGCGATGACGATTGGCCATACGTTTTCGATGAGGCCAAGGCAGATCGTGCTGTCAAGTTCATGCAGCTCATGCCTCACACCAAAGGCAAATGGAGCGCTTCGAAGTCGAAGCTAGTGTTCGAGCCTTGGCAGGTATTCATCGAGGCCAACATCTTCGGCTGGGTGAAGAAGGACACCGGCAAGCGCAGGTTCCGCGAGGCCTACGAAGAGATTCCCAGGAAGAACGGGAAGTCGGCCCGTCTTGCCGCACGAGGCATTTACCTATTCGCCGCAGATGGCGAGTCGGGAGCCGAGGTCTACTCCGGCGCCACCACCGAGAAGCAGGCCTTCGAGGTTTTCCGTCCAGCGTGGATGATGGCGCACAAGCTGGAGAACCTGCGTAACCGATTCGGTATCGAGCTTTCTGGCAACCAGAAGAACCCTGGCCCCATGTTCGTCATGGAGGACATGTCGAAGTTCGAGACGGTTATCGGCAACCCGGGGGACGGTGCGAGTCCCCATGCGGCCCTGGTGGACGAGTACCACGAACACGACACGGATGCCCTGGTTGACACCATGCAGACCGGCATGGGGGCACGAGAACAGCCATTGCTGTCGATCATCACGACGGCGGGATCGAATCTCGGCGGACCCTGCTACGAGAAGCGACGGGATGTGATCCGCATTCTCGAGGGGCAGACGATCGATGAGACGATTTTCGGGATCATCTACACGATCGACGGGGATGATCCGTGGGATGACCCGGCCAGCCTGATCAAGGCCAATCCGAATTACGGAGTGTCGGTCTTCCCTGACTTCCTCCTAGCCCAGCTCCAGCAGGCCAAGCGTTCGGCGTCGAAGCAGAACGCCTTCCGCACCAAGCACCTGAACCAGTGGGTGGGGGCTAGGACGGTCTGGATGAACATGCTGGCCTGGCAGCGGCAGAAGCGCGACTTCACGATTGCGGACATGGCCGGATGTCGCTGCTGGATGGCGCTTGATTTGGCGAGCAAGAAAGACGTGGCCGCCTTAGTGATGCTGTTCGAGAAGGCGGGGCAGTTCTACTGCACCCCCCGCTTCTACGCTCCGGAGGCTGCCGCCGAGGAAAACGAGAAGTATCAGAACTTCGCGCTTGAGGGTCACCTGGTCCTGACTCCAGGGAGCATGACGGACTACGCCTTTATCGAGGCAGACATCCTTGACCTAGCAAAACAGATCGACCTGCAGGATTCCGCCTTCGACGACTGGCAGGCCAACTACCTGATTACACGCCTCTCGAACACCTCAATCCCGGTCGTGGACTTCAACCAGACGGTGAAGAACATGAGCGACCCGATGAAGGAGGTGGAGGCGAGGGTGATAGCGCGGACACTCTGGCATGACGGAAACCCAGTCATGACCTGGATGATGGGCAACGTGGCGGCAAAGATCGATGCCAAGGAAAACATCTACCCGCGCAAGGAAAACGACAACGACCCCAACTGCAAGATCGATGGTCCAGTGGCCTTGATCATGGCTATGGGGCGCGCCCTGGTTGCCGGCGTTGATGACGGCGACGACTTCATGAATGCCATACGGAATCCCATCATCGCATGAACATCGCAACTGGCCTCTACCTCTTCTTCGGCGTCCTTGGTCTGGCTCTTTTCGTAGCCGGAACCTTCGTGCTGCTGGGGCTCGGCTGGGCGCTCATTTCCGGTGCAGCGTCAGCATTCGCTATCGCGGCGTTCATTCGCAAGGGGCTAACCAGTGAGTAAGAGTCTCGGAAAAGTCCTGAGCAGTGCCACGTCTGCGCCCAGGTCTTCATTGCTCGGCTGGGCGGGGAAAACGATTCGGCTGACCGATGGCGATTTCTGGACGCAGATGCTTGGCCGAACGTCTTCCAGCGGGAAACCCGTAACCGTCGATAGCGCAATGCGTCTGTCTGCGGTCTGGGCTTGCGTGCGGCTTATTTCCACCTCGGTTGCCGGCCTGCCAATGGGCGTATATGAGCGCAAGGCGGATGGCAGTCGAGAGGATGCCCGGAGCCTGCCGCTCTACGACATCGTTCATACCAGTCCCAATGACGACATGACTGCCTTCCAGTTCTGGCAGGCGATGGTTTCCTCCATGTTGCTTTGGGGGAATGCTTATGCCGAGATCCGACGAGTCGGTGATCGAGTGGCGGCACTGGATTTCCTGCTTCCATCTCGAATCGACCTGGATTGCGACGACAACGGGCGCCTGGAGTACTACTACACGCCGAAGAAAGGCGGTCGCCGGCAGATTGACCGGAAGAACATGCTGCATATTCCGGCCTTCACGCTCGATGGGCGTATTGGCCTATCGGCCATCTGCTACGGCGTGGATGTTTTCGGTTCGGCGATGTCGGCCGATGATGCGGCAAATGGGACGTTCAAGAATGGACTCTTGCCTACAGTAGCCTTCAAGGTTGACCGGGTGCTGCAGCCCACCCAGCGCGACGATTTCCGCGAATACGTCAAGACCATCTCCGGAGCCCTGAACTCTGGGAAATCACCAGTCCTGGAGCAAGGGATTACCCCTGAGACCATTGGCATTAACCCGACTGATGCGCAGCTCCTGGAGTCCAGGGCGTTCAGCATCGAGGAGATCTGCCGCTGGTATGGGGTTCCGCCCTGGATGATCGGGCAGACCGACAAGGGTAGCAACTGGGGGACAGGGCTTGAGCAGCAGATGCTGGCTTTCCTGACCTTCTGTATCAGTTCCTTCACCAACCAGATTCAGCAATGCGTGAACAAGCGCCTGCTGACCGCGGCTGAGCGCCAGCGGTACTACTCCGAGTTCTCGCTTGAGGCATTCCTCCGAGCCGACAGCGCGGGCCGGGCCGATCTCTACAGCAAGATGACTCAGAACGGCATCTACACCCGCGATGATTGCCGAGTGAAGGAGAACCTGCCCCGCAAGGGCGGGAATGCCGATGTGCTCACCGTCCAATCGAACCTGGTCCCCCTGGATCAACTTGGCGGGGGGGCGAGCGGAAGCTCTCTGCCGTAGAGGCAGTACAGAAGGCATATCTAGGCGTCGGCAAGATGATCACCGCCGACGAAGCAAGGCAACTCGTCAATCAGCATGGCGCGGGACTGAAGGTTCCGGGGCCTGACTTCGAAGAACCACAGGAGTAACCCATGACTCTGCGAAATCTTCCGGCGGCGCCGGAGGCTCGCCCGCGCTCGGGCGTCCAGTGCGACCTGGCGCCCAAGGCGCTAGATGCATGGCGACCTGAGCTTCGTGCGGCCGCCGGCGATAGCCCCGACACCACCATCACCATCTACGAGCCCATTGGCTATGACTGGTGGACCGGGGAGGGAGTGACGGCAAAACGCATTGCCGGAGTGCTTCGCTCCATCGGCAACGATGTCGACGTGATCGTGAACATCAACAGCCCCGGCGGCGATGTGTTCGAAGGCCTGGCCATCTACAACCTGCTGCGCGAGCACAAGGGCAAGGTCACGGTGAACATCATCGGCCTTGCCGCCTCCGCAGCCTCCTTCATCGCCATGGCGGGGGATGAGATCCGCATCGGCCGTGCCGCCTTCCTGATGATCCACAACGCCTGGCTGATCGCCATGGGCAATCGGAACGACCTCCGCGAGATCGCCGATTGGCTGGAGCCGTTCGACATGACGCTGGCGGACATCTACGCCCAGCGCACCGGTATCGACCTCGACGACATCGTGAAGCAGATGAATGCCGAGACCTGGATCGGTGGACGCGAGGCTGTCGACAAGGGATGGGCAGATGCCTTCCTGGAGTCCGACGAAATCTCCAGCGCCCCGAGCAACCGCAGCGAAACCATTCTGGCCAAGCGCCGGATTGACGCCGCCCTGGCTCGTAGCGGGATGCCGCGCAGTCAGCGCAACGAACTCATCAATGATTTCAAGACCAGCATGCTTGGCGCTGCTGGCGGGGGTGGCGACACCCCGACCGATATGCCTGGCGCTGTCGCTCCTGACCTTTCTGCCGCCCTTCGTGCGGCGCGAGAACTTACCCAGATACTCCAGGGAGAATCGCAATGAGCGACTTCGAGAAACAAATCGTCGAACTGAATGCCAGCCTGAAGCAGGTCGGCGACCAGATCAAAGCCCAGGCCGAACAGGTCAACACCCAGATCTCCAATTTCGGCGAGATGAACAAGGAAACCCGCGCCAAGGTCGATGACCTGCTGACCGTCCAGGGCGAACTGCAGGCGCGCCTGAGCGCTGCCGAGCAGGCCATGCTGGCCAACGAGAAGCGTGAAGGCGGTGAAGATGCGCCGAAGACCGTCGGCCAAATGGTCGCAGAGAGCCTGAAAGAGCAGGGTGTAACCAGCTCCCTGCGCGGTTCGCATCGCGTATCCATGCCGCGCTCGGCCATCACCTCCATCGACAGCTCTGGCGGCGCCCTGGTTGCACCTGATCGTCGCCCCGGTGTCGTTGCCGCGCCGCAGCGTCGACTGACCATCCGCGACCTGGTTGCGCCTGGCACCACTGAGTCGAACTCCGTCGAGTACGTCCGCGAGACCGGCTTCGTCAACAATGCCGCTCCTGTTTCGGAAGGCACCCAGAAGCCATACTCCGACCTGACCTTCGAACTGGAAAACGCGCCGGTTCGCACCATTGCGCACCTGTTCAAGGCAAGTCGTCAGATTCTGGACGACGCATCGGCGCTTCAGAGCTACATCGATGCGCGCGCCCGTTACGGCCTGATGCTGGTTGAAGAAGGCCAACTGCTCTACGGGAACGGTACCGGCGCCAACCTGCACGGCATCATTCCGCAGGCGCAGGCATACGCGCCGCCGAGCGGTGTAGTGGTGACAGCCGAGCAGCGAATCGACCGCATCCGCCTGGCGATTCTCCAGGCGCAACTGGCCGAGTTCCCGGCCAGCGGCATCGTGCTCAACCCCATCGACTGGGCGCTCATCGAACTGACTAAGGATGCCGAGAACCGCTACATCATCGGCAGCCCGCAGAACGGCACCACTCCGACCCTCTGGCGTCTGCCGGTGGTGGAAACCCAGGCCATCACTCAGGACGAGTTCCTGACCGGTGCGTTCTCTCTCGGCGCCCAGATCTTCGACCGCATGGACATCGAGGTTCTGGTTTCCACCGAGAACGACAAGGACTTCGAGAACAACATGGTCACCATCCGCGCCGAGGAGCGGCTGGCCTTCGCGGTCTATCGACCCGAGGCTTTCGTGAGTGGTTCGCTGACCGCCAGCTGACTGGAAGGGGCCGGTCTCCCGGCCCCTCTTTCTTTGAGGTGACTATGCCTGACGTAATGATCAAGCCAATTCGCTCATACCTGGACGGCGGTCGCGTGAGAAAGGCTGGCGGTGATGCATACCTTGCATCCGAGCACCTGGCGCGCCAGTTGGTGGCCCGAGGCTTGTGCCAGATTGTGGAGTCAGAGATCCCAAAGCCTGTGGCTGGCGAGTCGCTGTCTGCCTCGCAAGTGGCCCCAGCCTCACAGCAGAAGACTGCGAACGAGTCCGAGAGTGGCGAAACTCCTCGCCGCAGAGGGCGGCCATCTGCACGAACACAACGTTCCGACTGACCCCCTGGGCTGATGCGCTGTGGGCAATGGATAAGGTCTGGTGGGAGAGATACGCCGCGGAGGCTAAAGCAAACTTCTGTGGTGAGCTTCTGACACTAAGCGCCAATCCCTTCGGAATAAAGACGGCGCGCATCGAGCACTACAGGAACTCAGGCGGCGGCGCAGTTTCCTTGGCCATCGCCAGGGGTGCTAAACGCATCATCCTGCTGGGCTATGACATGCAGAAAACCAATGGGCAATCGCACTGGCACGGCGACCACCCGAAAGGGCTCGGGAGCGCCGGCAAGATCGCGGAGTGGCCGTCCGAGTTCGAGCGCCTGAAGCGCAACAACCCGACAATCGAGATCATCAATTGCACTCGCGAAACAGCGCTGACCTGCTTCGCTCGACGCCCGCTGGAGGAAGTGCTGAATGAGCATGATCCCGCTTGATACAGCAAAGTCCTTCCTTGATGTGATCCACGACTGGGATGACGCCAAGCTCCAATTGCTGCTGGACGGGGCCGAAGACGAGGCCTGCCAATTCATGTGGCGCCAGTCTCTTGATGGCCTTTGCAATTGCGAAGAGAGCAGTGAGGTAGTCAGCAGCGAGCTAGGCATTCCGCCTAGCGTGGTCATCGGAGTGCTTCTTTTGCTTCAGGCCAGCTATCAGGCTGCTCCCGAAGAAATCGCAACGCTGCGCAAGGCGGCCGAAGTGAAGCTGATGCCGTACAGATGCGGCTTGGGGGTTTGAATGCTGGCCTACCGTATGCGCCACCGCATTCAGTTTCAGCGGCAGGTCCAAACACAAGACCCTGATACGGGGGAAATGGTGACGACCTGGGAGGCCGTTCTGTTCTCTGGTCGCGCCGACCTGCCCGCAGAGGTTCTGACTGGGCCGGGTCGCGAGTTGATCGCTGCCGACGCTACGCAGGCGGAGACCACTGCCAGGATCAATTGTCGGTGGTTCCCCGTAGAACGGTTGGAACTGTACACCTGGCGGGTCATCTGGGATGGCCGAGTCTACAACATCACCAGCGCAGAGACCGATGCCACCGCTCGCCGTGAGTGGCGGCTGCGCTGTTCCGACGGCCTAACCGACGGCCAGTAACGATTTCGCCCGCGTGGGCACCTAACACGCAGCCTAGAGTCGCTCTCGAACGACAGCGTCCGCTCATCCGTTGTCCCGGCTGCGTTTCTATTCGCCTGATGAGCGAGGAAACGACATGAGCAACAACGTTATTCAGCTTGTTCATTCCGCCGGCGAGGCGCGTGTCGATAGCCGACTTATCGCTGAAGGGCTGGGCATCAAGCACAAGTACAGCTTTGCCCTGATCCAGAAGTACGCCAGCCGCTTCGAGGAACTGGGCTCGCTTCCCTTTCAAAAGGAAGCGAGGGCCAGGCGCGCTGGCGGCGGCGTTGTGGAGCGGTTTGCTCTCCTGAATGAGGATCAAGCTTACTTCCTCCTGAGTCTTTCCCGGAACAGCGACCGCGTGGTCGATCTCAAGCTCAGGCTGGTGAAGGCTTTCCGCGATGCCCGCAACCAGGCGGGGCTGGACAACGTGATGGGCATGATCCTGCTGACGGCTCCAGCTCCATGGGAGAAGCGCTTCGGCGATGACTACTACCGTGCTCTGGCCAGGATCACCGGCACCGTTTTCGAAGGTCATGCCAAGGGAACGCCGGCCATCTTCGGCCAGATCACCGACCGCTGGGTTTACGCCGCTATTTTACCGAAGGAAGTGCATGCCGAACTAAAGGCTCGCCGCAGTGAAAGCGAGAGGATGCATCAGTGGCTGACCGATGGAGGTCGTGATCGACTCGACCAGCAAATCCGCATGGTCACGCTGATCGCGGATAGCTCGGTTGACCGCAAGGATTTCGAAGCCAGGTGCATGCAGGCGTTCGGGCTGCCGGGCCAACTTCGCCTGATCTATCCGCAAGCTGCCTAGCCAAACCCGACGAACGAAAGCCCGCCAAGTGCGGGCTTCGTCGTTTCTGGAGATTATGAAATGACCGACCAAGCTATCGAGCAAGAGATTCAAGCCAAAGGCTTGAGCGCGCCGCGCATCACGCCGGTTGACATCGAGGCGAATATTGCTGGCGAGTATTACTTCACCGCCGCTGATGGCGTGAATCAACGTCCTGACTGCAACCCTGACTCTGTAGTGGCAGGCGTGCATGGATCACTCGGCCTTCTGACCCTCTGCGTCCTGGTGCTGAAGAACGGCTTCACCGTCACGGGTGAGTCGGCCTGTGCAAGCCCGGATAACTTCGACGCCGAGGTCGGTCGGAAGATCGCGCGGCAGAACGCGGCCAACAAGATCTGGCCGCTGATGGGCTACGAACTGCGTAGCAAGCTGGCCGGCTAATCTGTGCTGATCCGTGGAATGCTCGGCCTCGGCGACTCGATCTATTCCAGGGCATTCCTGAGGAAGTACCCCGGCGCATTCCTCGAAACACCCTGGCCAGAGCTTTACCTCGACCTCGACGTGAAGTGCGTTCGCCCGGCGACGCAGTTGAGAACCCAGGCCAAGAACATCCAGCGCGAGCACGACTGGCACCGCCCTGTCGGCGGCGGACAAATGCGCATCGCCTACGGTCAGATGCCGATCATCCACGGCTTGCGACAAGCTTTCCGGTGCGAGCCCGGTGCGTTCGATTTGCCTGACTTCGGCCCGTCGCCGGTCGAGGGGCGCTATGTTCTCGTTCGCCCCGCGACGGTTCGCGCTGAGTGGCGTGCAGACACGCGCAACCCACTGCCTGAGTACATCGCCAGCGCTGCCGAAGAGATGCGCCGCAGGGGCTGGAAAGTGGTTTCCGTGGCGGACCTGGAGCCGGGAAAGGAGTGGGCGCTCGATCCACTTCCGCCGGCTGACATCCAGTTCCACAAGGGCGAGCTGCCAGTTGAACAACTGCTGGCGCTGCTCCAGCACGCTGACGCGGTAATCGGTGGGATTGGCTGGATCGTTCCGGCCGCCATCGCCGCCAAGGTGCCGGCCTGGATCATCTGCGGCGGTCAGGGCGGATACAACTCGCCAGAACACATCACTGACAAATGTATGGACCTTTCCCGCATCACCTTCGCGGTCCCCGACAGGTTCTGCCGCTGCACCCTGAAACAGCACACTTGTGACAAAAGGATCGCCGATCATGACGCACGCTTTGCCGCCTGGGCTGACCGACTGCCTGCTCTGGTCTGAAGAGCTTGGCATGGGCTTCCACCCGCGCCCTCCGATGGACTACACGGGACCGTATTTCGAGAAGTACCAGCTGCTTGACGCTACCCCGATGGGCGCTGCGCTGACCCGGGCCCGTCTTGATCTGGTGCGCCGTCACTTTGCCGGCCAGGTGGTAGACATCGGTATCGGAGGAGGCCGTTTCGTCACCGAGTCCGGCGCCATGGGTTTCGACGTGAACCCGGAGGCGGTGGACTGGCTGAGGGCGCAGGAGCGCTACTACGACCCATACCAGCATCATGCAGAAGCTGTGACCTGCTGGGATAGCCTGGAGCACATCCCGGAGCCGGAGAAACTGCTGGACCACGTTGGCGAGTGGTTGTTCGTGTCGATGCCGATCTACAAGGATCAGACCGACTGCCTGGCCTCCAAGCATTACAAGCCGGGAGAGCATTGCTGGTATTGGAGCCTTCCGGGCCTGGTTGCCTGGTGCGAGCGGCATGGCTTCGAACTGGTGGAGATGAACCAGGCGGAATCCGACCTTGGCCGAGAAGGCATCACCAGCTTTGCGTTCCGGAGGGTCCATGGCTGACGGCGTTGAGTTTAACATCACCGGGCTTGAAGGCGTGCTCGAGAAACTCAGAACTCTTGGCCCGCGACTTCAAAAGAACGGCCTGAGAAAAGCAGCCCGCAGGGCGATGAACATTGTCAGAGATGCCGCACGAGAAAGGGCGCGACTTGTCGATGATCCCGAAACACCAGAGAAAATCTGGAAGAACATCATCACTCAAGAGTCCGCCAAGCAGGGGCGGCGTGAGGGGGGAGTGGTGATGAAGGTTGGAGTGCGCGGTGGTGCTGGTCGAAACCAGTACAGCAAGGATGCAAGCGGAAATCCTGGTGGCGACACCAGACACTGGCGCTACTTGGAGTTAGGCACCAAGTACTCGCCGGCCAAGCCTTTCATGCGGCCTGCTCTGTCTCAAAACATTGAGCCCGTTACTGAAAAATTCATATCCGAGCTTGATGGCGAAATAGACAAGGCTCTAAGGGGAAGGTGATGCATCCGCCAATCTTTAAGGTCTGCTCAAGTAGCCCCGCTGTTACTGCGATCCTTGGCGCGTCCCCGCTGAGGATGTACCAGTTTGGCCTGGCCCCCCAACTCGTCGTCAAACCGTATGCAACATGGCAGACCATATCGGGGTCGCCGGAGAACTACCTGTGGGGCCGCCCTGACGCCGATGGGTTCACCATCCAGGTGGACATTTTCTCAACCACCGCTGCGGAAGCCAGAGATGCAGCAAAGGCCATCAGGGACGCAATTGAGCTTTCAGCTTATGTAGTCCGCTGGGGAGGAGAGTCTGTTGACCCTGAAACCAAGACCTACCGAGTTAGCTTTGACATCGACTGGATAGTCCAGCGATAGACACCTAAACCGATCAGCCCGCCACCGCGCGGGTTTTTATTGCTTGCTACAGGAGAAGACGCTATGTCGATGCTTACCCAAGGAACTCAGGTCTATGCCCTTGTTCCGCCCCCCTCTGGATCTGGTCCTTTTACGGTGATGGAGATCGAGTGCGCAACCTCGTTTAACCCTGGCGGTAACCCGGCAGACCAGATCGAGGATCCTTGCCTGAGTGAAACCTCGCGCAAATACAAGAAGGGCATGCGCACCCCTGGTCAGGCCACTCTCGGACTGAACGCAGATCCGCGGAATGCGAGCCATGTTCGGCTTTTTCAGCTCTCAGAGGATGACAGTGACCAGGATATTGTCTTTGCTGTCGGCTGGTCAGATGGTGTCGGTGTAAGCCCGTCCGCAGATCAAGACAGCACTGGCGACTGGGACTTTGATCTTCCGCCGACGCGTACATGGTTCGTTTTCCGTGGTTACGTCAGCGACTTCCCGTTCGATTTTGCAGCCAACACCCTGGTCGCCACCCAGGCCACGATCCAGCGCTCTGGCGCAGGGCAGTGGATTACGAAAACCGCGTAAGGAGCAGATATGAAACTAGCCGATCTGGTGGCCGCTGGCGCGGTCCTTGGCGATGGACTGGTGAAGAAAAGCATCACCTGGACGCACACTCCGCCGGGCAAGAAAAAGGCGGTCACGGACACCTTCGACGTGTTCATCAAACGCAGCAGTTTCGGTGCCATGGAACGCCTGTTCGCCCAAGACGACGACAAGAAGAGCCAGAATGCGCGTTACCTGGCTGAGAGCGTCAGACTGGGCGAGGGTGGCGAGGAAGAGATTCCCTACGAAACTGCGTTCAACCTCGACCCTGCGTTGGGCTTCCTGCTCTTGCAGGCTGTCGCGGAGGTAAATGGCACGGCGCCGGGTGACGAAAAAAACTGACGCCCGCCGATGAGGTTTGGCATGAACTCGTGCTGAACGGCATCGGCGGTTGCACCATTCGCGAGGCGAAGGAGCGCATCGACTACGATGAGTACAGGGCGTGGGTTGCCTACCTGAAAAAGCGTGGCTCCCTCAACGGGAGCTATCGCCTGGAGTGGGTGCTGGCTCAGTTAGCCGCGATTCAGGCCAAGGTAGGGGGTGTGAAGTGCGAACCCGACGACTTCCGCCCCCATGTTCGGGGGCCGGTAGAGCCGGTGGGTATCTCGCTCGAGCAAGCCATGGCCGCATGGGTTTGACCTGGCAAGGATGCCGGGTTCCTGTGCTGGCGCTCCGGTTGGCGAGGATGCTGGCTCCGTGCTAGATTCCGGGCGATCACCACCGGGAGGGTTGTTAATGCGTAATATATTGGTTGCTTCAATAGTTCTAACTGCTGTTTTAAGTGGATGCGCCTCTAGTGGAAAAGAGATTACGCAGGAGCAGGTGGATAGAATTGTGCAGGGACAAACAACTCAGGATCAGTTGATTTCGATTTTTGGCAAGCCCATGGCGGAACAATACAATTCAGATGGGAGCCGTGTACTTACCTGGGGGTATGCCTATGTTGGGTTTATGGGGGCTGGCACAGAAACCCAGGGGCTTTCGGTAATTCTTGGTCCAGATGGAAAGGTTACAGGGTATAGCAGGGCAGGTTCCTCTCCATCCCCTGCAAGATTTGGTCGGTAAGCTGTTTTAGTTTCTGATTTAATCGGCAGGTAAGATATGTTTGAGGAAGTTTATAATAATTGGGTTTCTATTTTGTTTTTCGGGGTTTGGTTGGCGTCAATCTCTGCGTATCTGGCAGCATCTCGCAGAAGAAGTATAGCCCTATGGTTTGTCTTTGGTTTCTTCGCTCCGATAATCGCCATACCTCTTATATTTATTCTAGGGGAAGATAAGCAAGCGTCTGAACGCTCGTCTCGTCAGGCCGCAGTGGATGTCGGTATATCGAATGGTTTTAAGAAATGCCCATATTGCGCGGAAGCCGTCAGAGAGGAGGCTAAGCTATGCCGACATTGTCGGTCTGAGATATGAGATATGGGCATGTCTGTACTGGCATCGGCCAAACTAAAATTGGCCGAAAATCATATTCAATGGGGATGATTATCTGAAGAAGTAGAAAATCCCTATGCAAGCCGCCTTCGGGCGGTTTTTTATTGTCCGGAGAAAAGCTAAATGGCCTCTCGCTCCCTTGGTGTGCTGACGCTCGACCTCATTGCGCGCATTGGGGGATTTCAGCAGAACATGAATCGTGCAGCCCAGGATACTGCGCGCAGTATGGGGCGGATCGAGCAAAGCACGCAGCGGGCGAGTTCGACGGCAGTTAGCGCTATCAAGTCTATTGGTGTTGCGGCGGCTGCTTATCTGAGCGCCCGAGAACTTGTTGGATATTCGCAAGCCTGGGTCTCTATTGAGAACCGCATCAAGCAGGTCAGCGAAAGTCAGGCTCAGTTCAGTCAGTCGATGGATGCAGTGTATTCCGTCGCTCAGAATGCGCGGTCATCTTTGGAGGGCACTGCGGAGCTGTACCAGAGGATTGCCGCTTCAACTGGCGACCTCGGGGTAAATCAACAGCAAGTTGTCCAGGTGACCCAGAACATCAGCAAGGCCATGTCGGCCAGTGGTGTTTCCGCTGCCGCTGCGGAAGGTGCGCTGGTGCAACTCGGACAGGCCTTTGCCTCTGGCGTGCTCCGAGGACAGGAGTTGAACTCGGTACTTGAGCAGGCTCCAGGCCTGGCCCAAGCCGTCGCAAACGGTCTCGGGGTTGCGGTTGGAGACCTTCGAAAGCTTGGCGAACAGGGCAAGCTGACTTCCAAGCAGGTCTTCGAGGCGATCCTGTCTCAAACACGCGCTATTGATGACCAGTTTGCGCGCGCCCAGACCACTATCGCTGGCGCGTTTCAAGTGTTGGAGAACAGCGCGACCAAAGCGATCGGCAGCCTAGATAGCACTCTCGGGGTGTCCAAGGCTTTTACGGAAGCCATGGTTTCCCTGTCGAAGTCGCTTGACTCTACGGGCGTACAGGCCTTCGTCCAGGTCCTGAATACTGGGCTGTATCTGGCGATCGGACGTACTGCTGGCGCTCTGGTAAGCGCGACGGCTGCCAAGATCGCAGACGCCAAGGCGACCCAGGAGCAGACCTATGCTGCGTCGGTTGCTGCGGCCGGAGAGGTGCGACGCGCCCAGGCGGTCAAGGCCGAGGCCGTTGCTGAGTTAGACCGAGCCCGCCAAGCCGTGGCTTCTGCTCGTGCACAGGTGGCTGCTGATCGGGAGCGGCAAGCCTCCGAAATCTCTCGTTTGCGGGCCGTACAGGCATCGCTTGTGGCTGAGCGCGAACTCGAAGGTCAGCGGCTGAAGGCCCAAATCACAGAGATTGGCCGACAGCAGTCTGTCGCTCGAATGGCCGAGTTACGGCTATCCGAAACGGCCATCATCAAGCAGCTTCAGGCTGCCGAGGCGCAATTGACGGCCACCTCCGTGGCGGGCTCGCAGGCGGTTACCGCAGCCCTTGCTCAGCGAGTGTCTGCAACCGAAGCGCTTTCTGCGGCGAACTTGCAACTTACCGCAACTCAAACTGCCTCGACGGCCGCAATGGGCCGATGGTTCGCGGCCAGCACAGCTTTGGGGGCAGGGTTAAATGCCCTGAGAACAGCAGGCGCGGGGATTCTCAGGATTGCTGCTGGATGGCCGGGGCTGATCATCTCGCTGGGGATGGTAGCCTTGTCCTTCGTCGATTTCGGGGACAAGGCCGAGAGTAATGCTGGTCGTGCGGCCAATGCTTTCGAAGACGCCTCCACCCGCATCCGTCAGGCCGCTCGGACGATGATTCCGGAGGATCTTTCCGGGCTCAGCTATGAGCAGTTGAAGCAGCAGTTGGCGGGCCTTCAGGATCAATTGAAGGATGCCGAGGCGCTTCAGGAGCGGTTCCAGAAGGGCGTTGACGACAATACCGACGTTCCGTTTGGTCCTTCGCTGGACGAGGCAAAGGAGAAAGCAGAGTCCTTGCGCCTTGCCATCCAGAAGACACAGCGAGAACTGGACGGTGCAAGGTTCGCTTCGGATAAGGCTGGCGCGAGCTATCTGGATAATTTGCAGAAGCAGAGCGTTGTCGCCGGCAAACTGACCGAGGTAGAGAAGCTCCGTGCCCAGGTCAACGCTGGCATCCTGAAGCTAAGTCCTGACGATGAAAAGCGCGCCCTGGCCTATGCCGCAGCCGTGGACAAGGCGAATGCCTCGACCAAGTCCCAGAAGGACCTGTTGAAGGACTCTGCGAAGGGGCTGAAGCAGGCTGAGGAGCGGTATCGGGACCTCAAGAAGGAGATAGACCCTACCGCGACTGCGACGGACGAGTACAGGAAGAACATCGAAGCCCTCAACATCCTGAAGGACAGGGGAAAGATCACGAGCCAGGAGTATGCGAAGGGAATCGACTGGGCGGCCAAGTCGTTCAACTCCGCAGTGGACGCGGCTAATCCGTTCGTGAAGCGGCTCAGAGAGATCAAGTCCGCGATGGACGAGAGCTTGGGCAATCTCAAGCTCGAAGGGCAACGCGAAATCCTCGGGATGGGGATGAGCGATAGCCAGAGGGGGCTGTTCGACAAGCTGAACGAGGAGAATGACCGTTACGCCAAGGCCCGCAGGGATCTTGCCGACCGCTACGCAGACAGATCGGTCGGGATGAGCGACGACGAGTACCAGCAGGAACTTCAGGCTCAGCAGAAACACCATGAGCAAATGCTGGAGCAGTTGCAGGCAAACTACGATGCTCGACTTGAGGCCCAGGGGGACTGGGTGTCTGGAGCCCGCTCCGCATGGGAAACCTACGTGGAGGATGCACAGAATTACTCGAAGCAGGCCTCTGACTTCGTGTCTGGCGCACTTGGCGATGCTACCAACGGCTTGGGCGATGCAATCACCGATATCGTCACGCGGACCAAGAGCCTCGGAGATGCGTTCGGTGACATGGCTGCGGACCTGGCTAAGTCGGTCATCAAGGCCCTGGCTGACATGGCCGCCCAGTGGCTTGTCTACCAGGCGGTGCAGTTGGTCGTAGGGAAGACGGCTCAATCGACTGCGGCAATCGGGCTGGTCGCCAATGCTCAGGCAACGGCGTTCCAGGCACAGCTAGCAGCTTTTGCCTCGACGGCTGCCATCCCGATTGTTGGCCCTGGCCTGGCTGCTGGTGCTGCTGCGGCTGCCGCCGCAGCTACCGCGCCAATGGTTGCTGGAGTTTCTTCGGCGGCCTTCGCGGGCATCGCGCACGGCGGCATCGACAACATCCCGAAGGAGAGTACCTGGCTGCTTGATGCTGGTGAGCGGGTGCTCAGTCCGAATCAAAACAGGGACCTGACTGCTTTCCTCAGCAGGGAAGGCGGCGCGAGTGCTGGGGCTGGACAGGCGCCGTCGATCACTATCAACGCTCCGGTCACGGTTAATGCCCAGCCCGGCATGAGCCAAGAGGAAGCTCGAATGCAGGGAGAGGCTGCCGGGCTGGCCTTGCGGGAGGAGGTCCGGAGCGTCATTCGGGAAGAGTTGGGGCAGAACGGTCTGCTTTGGAGGCGATAAGTGGCTGAGACCTTTTCTTACTGTACCCGCCTTGGAGCTACCGGCGAGATTGCCCAGCGCACCTGGCAGAACGACTTCGGGGATGGATACGTTCAGTCCGGCGGAACGGGGATCAACACCAGATCCGAGACCTGGGATGGAATGACGATCATCGGGCGCCTGGAGGCTGGTGATGATCTCCTGGGCGCCCGCGCCTTCCTGGACCGGCACGAGGGGTATAGGTCGTTCCTGTGGACGCCCCCTGGCGGCGTACAGGGTCGATACCGGTGCAATGGATACAAGCTGAGGCCGTTGGGTGGAGGGCTGTACGAACTGAGCTTCACGTTCGTTCAGGTCTTCTACCCGTAACAACCAACCATGAGCGGCTATGCCGCGGGAGTAGGATATGCAGATAGTATTTGAGCTGGGGCGGGATGGAATGGTGCGCATTGTCGGGACGGTTATCTTCGACAATGCGCAAGTTAGCTAGCGAGTAGCTCCGACGCCCTCCTGGATTGCTTTCTCTACATTGCTAAGGTCTCCGCCGAGAGCATCAAGAGCTAGATTGAACGCCTGAGCGTCAGCTGCTGGCTGGCGAGTGTTCTTGAAGAAGTTTACATACTTCTGTAGAGCAGTCTCGTCATGCTCTGGCCGTGAGCGAAGATACAGAGAAAGAGCGCCGATGGCGGCAATTATCCCGGCTTCAGTTGAAGATACTTGTACTTTAGACACATTGACCTCCTAGGTCTTTAACCGCGCCGACATTGGCGCCTCCCGATCCCTGGGCCGGCACGCTCAGGGTCGGGAAACCCTTGCATGAAGGCACGACGCTACTACCCCGGTAGGGCGGTTGCCACTGGCATTTCATCCACGCTGTACAACCTTCCAGCCCGCCTCGCGCGGGCTTTTTCATATCTGGAGAACGCATGGCCTTCAATGCTGATGTGCAGAAGCTTGAGCCGGGGAACCTGATCCGGCTGTTTGAGGTGGATGCGACGCGCCTTGGCGGAAATCTCTGGCGATTCCATGGCCACGCCCAAGAAGGGGAAATCATCTGGCAGGGCAATGTGTACGAGCCGATCCAAATCACCGCAAAAGGCTTTGATATCCGCGGCGATGGTCGACCCGCGTCGCCGACCCTCCAACTGGCAAACGAACTCGCCGGCATACGAGGAGCGATATCGGCCATCTGCCTTCAGTTGCGAGACCTCTGTGGCGCCAGGGTGCGGGTGATCGAGACGTGGAGGCACTATCTGGATGCCGCGAACTTCCCTGATGGCAACCCCGATGCAGCCGACGAGGCTCGGATGGGGATCTGGTTCATCGAGCAGAAGACCGAGGAAACCCGGGAGCAGGTCACCTTCGCGCTCAGCAGCCCTATCGACATGGAGGGGCAGATGCTACCGGCCCAGCAGATCACCAAGCTTTGCCGGTGGGCGTGCCGAGGTCAGTATCGAGGAGAGGCTTGCGCCTATACCGGCGCTGCCCTCTTCACGAAGAAGGATGAGCCTACCGATAACCCGGCTCTCGATCGGTGTGGCGGCCGCTGGAGCAGTTGCAAGCTGCGCGGCAACACCAACCGCTTCGGCGGTTCCTTGGGGGCAAGTTTGATCGTTTCGTCGAGGTAAGCATGCGCATCAGTCAAAAGCTGCAGTGTCAGATCCTGGCGCACGCCGAAACCGTCTACCCGAGCGAGGCGTGTGGCGTATTGCTCAAGACCGATAGCGGCCGAGAATACGCGCCTTGTGGCAACCTGGCGGTCAGTGATCGCGAAAACTTCGTCATGGATCACCGGGACTACGCAGCAGCAGAGGACCGCGGCGAAGTAATTGCCGTCATCCATAGCCATCCTGACAAGGCTCCGATCCCGAGCATGGCCGACCGGGTCAGTTGTGAGCTTCACGGATTGCCGTGGGGAATCATCGGGCTGCCGGGTGGGGAAATGACCTGGTTCAAACCATCAGGTTATCGTGCCCCGTTGCTTGGCCGAGAGTTTTCCCACGGCTTGCTCGACTGTTGGGGCGCCTGCCGGGATTGGTACGAGCGAGAAGCTGGGGTGACGCTGCCGAACTTCGAGCGCAAGGACCTTTGGTGGGAGGTCAAGGACGGATCGAGCCTGTACGAGGACAATTACGAGAGTGCGGGTTTCTATCGCGTTGAAGACCTGCGCCGCGGCGACATGCTGGTGTTTCAGGTGCCCACTCCAGGGAGGCCTTGTTATCACCCGAACCATGCCGCGATCTATCTCGGTGCCGATCCTTGCTTGCGAAGTGAAGAGGCTCCAGCGCTGGGCGGCTCGGGTCCGTTCATCTATCACCACATGGCGGGTCGCGCGGCCACACGCGAAATCTACGGCTGGTCCATGGCCAACAGGGTCCGGCTGATCCTTCGCCACAAGGACTTCCCCCAATGAAGACCGTGCGACTGTATGGCGCGTTGCGCCGTGAATTTGGCCGTGAGTATGTGCTCGATGTATCAGGGCCGCGAGAGGCCGCCATTGCCCTGGCCAGCATGGTAGATGGTTTCGAGAAATTCATGCGAACCGCAGAAGAGCGCGGGATGCGGTTCGCGGTTTTCGTAGGGCGGCGAAATCTTCGCGAAGAGGAGCTTAACCTGGCCGGAGCCGGCGAGTCGGTCATCCGCATCGTGCCAGTCATCCAAGGCAGCAAGAGTTCCGGGATTTTTCAGACGGTCCTGGGGGCGGCGTTGGTCGTTGCGGGCTATTTCACGTTCGGTACCACCTCGGCAATAGGCGTTGCAATGATGGCTGGCGGCGCTGGCCTGGCGCTTGGTGGCGTTGCCCAGATGCTGGCCCCGTCAACTCAGGCTTCCGCCGCGAAGAACGAGGATGGGAATAACCCGAGCTATGGATTCGGTGGCGCCATGACCACTATTGCTCAGGGCAACCCATACCCAGTGCTTTACGGCGAGCGAGAGATCGGCGGCGCCGTCGAGTCGGGCGGGGTTTACACGGAAGACCAGCTCTAGCACGACTGCTGCCAGACCCCGCCTCGGCGGGGTTTCTTGTTTCTGGAGATCGAAAATGTCTGTTGTGACCGAGAAGCGCCATCAGCCTTTGCGTGGAAGCAAGGGGGGCAGTTCCAAGCCGAAGCAGCCGCACATCGCCCAGAACGGCGTCGCATCGCTGTCCACTGCTCGGATCGTGTATCTCCTGAGCTGGGGTCCGATTGTTGGCCCAGTCAATGGACTCAAGTCGATCAAGCTTGACGGTACTCCGATCCAGGCAGAAGACGGCACGCTGAACTATCCCGACGTGAAGTGGCAGTTTCGACCGGGCGAGTTAAATCAGGAGCGACTGGAAGGTGTAGCGGAGTCCAGCAACGAGATTGCGGTGGGCCAGACCTTGCTCAGCACGCAGCCCTACATCTACACCGTCACGAACGCCACGGCGGATGCGGTACGCGTGCGCCTGTCCTGGCCCAACCTGCAGGCGCAGGATTCGTCCGGGAACATCAATGGGGTGCGCATTGAGTACGCGATCGATGTCGCCACGGATGGCGCTCCTTACCAGACCGTACTCAGCACGTTTGTCGACCGGAAGAACGTTACGACTTACTACCGTTCTCATCGGATCAACCTGCCGGCAGGAGGGCACTGGGCGGTTCGCGTGCGGCGGATCACGCCTGAGGCGAACAGCTCTCTGGTCCAGGACACCATGATGCTGACTGCGATAGCTGAAGTTGTCGACAGCAACCAGGAGTTTCCGCTCACCGCCGTTGGCTGCGTGGAGTATGACGCCCAGCAGTTCGGGGGCGACTTTCCGAAGTTCTCTGCGCTCATGCGCGGGCGGATCGTGCGGGTTCCGATGAACTATGACCCTGAGACTCGGACCTATTTTACCGGCGGCCCCGGTACCACGAATGGCGTTTGGGACGGCACCTTCAAGGAGGCTTATTCCAACAATCCGGCCTGGGTCTTCTATGACCTGGTGTTGAACCCCTATTACGGTCTGGGTGAGCGCATCGACCAGAGCATGGTCAACCGTTGGGCCCTCTATCGCATTGCGCAGTACTGCGACCAGTTGGTGCCAGACGGGAAAGGCGGTCAAGAGCCTCGGTTCACTTGCAACCTCTATCTTCAGAAGCAAGAGGAGGCGTATGCCGTTCTTCAGGACCTCGCCGCAATCTTTCATGGGTTGGCGTTCTGGGATGGTAGCCAGATCACTGTCAACGCCGACATGCCTCAGGACCCGGTTTACACCTACTCCACTTCGCAGATTCTGAACGATGGCGTGGTTGCGTATTCGGGGACGCGGACGCGAGACCGCCATTCGCTGGCGATGGTCTCTTGGGACAACCCGGCCAATGCGTTCGAGACAGACAAAGAGCCGGTCTTCGACGAGGATGCGATTATCGAGCTTGGCGGGATCGTCAGGGAGGTATCGGTCGGGGCTCTCGGCTGCACCAGCCAGGGTCAGGCGCAGCGGGCGGGGCAGTGGGCGCTTATGACTGAGCAGTTGCAGACTCGTGGGGCCGTCTGGAAGGTTGGCCTGGATGGATTCATCCCGCGGCCTGGACAGGTGGTGGCTCTGGCAGACCCCATGCTTGCCGGTCGTGCGAATGGCGGCAGGATCTCGGCGGTATCTGGACGAGCAATCACCGTAGACCGAGATGTGGATATCCCGGTCGGCGCGCGGCTGCGAGTCAACCTGCCCAGTGGGCGCTCGGAAGCCAGGGCGATTCAAGGTCATGACGGACGCGTCATAACGGTGGTGGCCGACTTCAGTGAAGAGCCTTCCCCCGAGAGCGGTTGGGCGATCGACTACGACGACCTGGCCCTGATGCAGTTCTACGTCAAGAACGTGACCAGACCAAGTTGGGAGCAATTCCAGCTTGAGGTTATCCAGCACGAGCCCGGCAAGTTTGATGCGATCGATCACGGGGCGATCATCGATTCTCGGCCGATCAGCGTCCTCCCGTCCGGGGTGCAGGATCCACCTGCACGCGTATTGATCTCGCAGCACATCGCGGTCGAGCAAGGCCTGGCGGTCACGATCATGACCATCGCCTGGGACGCGGCACCGGACGCGGTAGCGTACGACGTAGAGTGGCGCTGGGGCTCGCGCGAGTGGGTCAGGGTTCCGCGTACGGGGGAACTGATGGTGGAAGTACGTGGGGTATACACCGGCCAGTACCTTGCGCGCGTGCGGGCTGTGAACTCCATGAACGTGTCGTCGATCCCAGCGAACTCGGTGTTGACCAACATCACCGGCAAGACCGGTGCGCCGCCGGCGCTGGCGTTCCTGCGTACCACCAGCGGACCGTGGAAGATCGGCCTGGAGTGGGGATTCCCGGCCAGTGGCGCGGCGGACACCGCCTACACCGAGATCCAACAGTCGGTTACCCCGGGCGGCAGCGAGCAGAACGCAACTGCCCTGGGCTTGTTCGCCTACCCGACCGACACCCACACGCTGACCTCGCTGGCGGCCGGCGCTCGCCTGGCCTTCCGCGGGCGGCTGATCGACAGGACCGGCAACGTCGGCCCCTGGTCGGCCTGGGTCGACGGCATAAGCTCGACGGATGCGAGCGAGTACAACGAACTGATCACCAAGGAGTACGTCGAGTCCGCCCTCGGCGAGCAGTTCTTCGAAAACATCGAGCAA